AAAAAGAGTGGTGATTATATATGTGTGTTTTGTTTTCTCTATTCGTGTAATACCTTTATTGTACATTAGAAACTTTTATCACAAAGTGAACAATAACTGCTTAGATAATATACGCATTTTTTTATTTTATCGTGAAGGTGTGTATGTGGGGTAAATATTTATTTGTTTTTGCTATTTTCCAAATGTGCAACACGACGCTCCAACTCTTGAATTGATACAACCAAACTTGCAACCATCTGAGCATATCGAACCTGGTATATTCCACGCTGACTATTCACAGTTACCGACTCAGGCTGTATTTTTTTTAACTCCTGTGCAACAAACCCCATCTGCTTTTCTTTGTGTCGATCCTCTTTATGCACATATGTTATAGCTTTCATACGTAAAATTTTATACAATTGTTTTCCAAGTGGTGATATATCAGTTTTTAAGCGAACATCAGAATCAATTGTAAGAGATGGTGCTTGCAAACCGACATCTACATAAAGTTGACCCGTGCTATCCATTCGCAAATAGCCAGATTCGTTTTCGTCGGGGGGTGCCTCCGGCATACGCAACGTATAATTCATGGACATGTTTGCATGTGGCTTTATGCTTACGCGATTTTGTTCATCGTCTGAACGCACACACAAAACTTTAGTACTTACGGTATTTGCCTCAAGACGACGCTTTGGCATTGCACACCCGTATATAAGAAACAAAACGAAATTAATTTGGGCACATAAACATAAATACGCACAAGACGAAATTTGTCATAAAAACAACAAATATTTTTACTTATAAGATATACCTATAATACAACATGAGCGGGGTATTTGGATTAATAGACTGCAAAAATACACTTACTATAATCGAGTCCAAACTTGATTTGTGCATAAAAAATCAAGATATTATTATAGGCATACTAGACAACAACGTAGTTGACAATGTCGAAAAAATGGGCAGACATATATCTTTTGTTGAAACTGTGTACAATCGCGTACGCACACCCTTACAATATGTTCTTGATAGAATGAATTATTTTTTTAATTTAAACCAAGAAAGACAAATATTACCACAAAGAAACAGAAATTTAGAAGGCAAAAGGCATATTGACACAAAAACTGAAATCGAATCGGATACAGAAACCGACACAAGTAGTGAATCTGAAAGTACCGAAAGTGATTCAGAAATTAGTTGTGAGAGTGATTCCGACAGTGACTCTGAATATGAAAGCATGCCCAGAGCAGACGACGCAAACAATTAATATATACTTTACTATAGTTCAATATCATACTTAATTATTATGTTGTGACCAAAGCATTGCTTGATTTTGCATCTGTTAAAAATTCTGGCATGTTAAAGAGTATTTGCATTCCTGCTGCCCACCAACAGGTATTACCCACATTATTTAAACCTACTGCGTGGTCACTATATTGAATACTACCGTCTTTTATATATGCAAAAAATCGCACATAAGTATTAATACTATTTACAGCTTCTTCTAGCGAATCAAAGTTTGATGTACTAGAATCATTCATCATAGAATAACCATCTTTTTGTTTTATTAGCGCAGTGTAATGTCCCCCACTTTTATCACCACTTTTAAATATTATGCCACTTAAATTGTATTTAGAACCCCCAATTTCAAGTACCTCGACAGGCTTGACCATTGTTAATGCTTGACTCATATTTGATGGCTTAACATGAATAAATAAGTATTTCTTTCCATATTTTGCTTTTCTTACAAGTTCCATTTTACCATCTTTTGCATTGTAATCTTTATTATTATAGGTAAACGTATTTTTATTTACTGTTTCACTATATTGGTTGTAAAGATCATAATTTAAAATTTCCTGTACATTCTTTTTCTTATCTGTTAGGCTTAAAATAATTTTTTGTACGTATTCAGGGTTTTCTGGTTTTAAATGTATTTTACCTTCATCAATACTTAGTGTAGTATAATTGTTTGTATAACTTTCTTGGTACTTCACACTCAGGTCTATATTATAATAACGCTCTGTTTCAATTCCATAAAGTTCATTTCTATTTTCTATATATTCTAAAAGTGGTGTAAAGATACATTCACTAGGGTCATTTTGCGAACCATTATGACATACTCTATACATGTTATTGTTATTAAAAAGACTAGCCCATTTTGTAAAATAGTTACGTATATCGCTGTAAGATAATGCGTTCTTAGTTGTTTTGTAAAAATTTTGAAATTCTTTTAAAAAACCTAACACATCTCCCTTAAAAATGTTTTTTTCGTCCGTATCATTTTTTGTGACCGATAGGTATTTGCGTATTTTTACTGATGTTAAAGGTAAAACAAAGTGAACAACAATTAACAACCCAGCTAAAAGCAAAAAAACTATACTAATCCATCTTAGCACAACATATGATTTTGCTTTATCTTCATTTATAAACCTACGCGACAAGTTACTGTAAAGAGCACTTTCAATTTTTATATTTTTATATGGAGACACACACGTGTACTTATCAAACATTAACAAAAACAATGCAACTATTGCACAAATTGAAGAACAAAATAAGAAAATCATTTACTTAAATGTATACATAAAAAAATAACGCAAGCCTACTTACCTGTGTCTAATACCCTAGCATAATTATGTTGTCTAAGCATGAAAGATGAACACTTCGCTTATATGCCACGTTTGCAATGGGGTAGCTGGCATAATAGCTAGCCATATAAAAATTGCAAACGTTTCCGAGCACACAGCAAGCATGATTGCCTTGGCAGCATGCGCAGCAACATATAACGCAACCATCATTCGTGTTTGCGACGAAGTGGTAAAAAGTGCAAACAAGATCACACAGTATGTGTGTGCCGGACTGTCGCCAGGAGACGCGTGCAAAAAAATCGGCCTATGCTAATATTTGGGTGCATTAACTGTTTTATGTTGTTTTATAATAAATGACAAAGTTAAAAAAAGCTTGTAATTACCACTCGTATAAAACTGGCGGTGCAACAAAAAAAGATTTAATTATTCTTGCAAAAGAGAGAAAAATATCTAAACCATACAAATTAAACAAAGGTCAGTTACTACGAGCGCTTTGCACAAATAAGCACAGAAAATGTGGTAAGGGGATAAAGAAAATCGAAAATCAAAAAAAACAATTAGAAGCTAAACTACGAAAAAACAAAATACTGCTTCTGGCACAAAAAAAAGAAACCAATAAGTTTAGAAATGCTATGAAAAAAACCACGCGTGAAAGCATAGCTGCGCGTAATAAGGTCAAGGAACTTAATCGTCATATAAAAACAAGGCTAAAAACACCCACACCAAAAAAGTCAGTTAGAAAAACAAAAAAGATAGAAATAAGTCCAAATGAACTAAAACGCCAAACTAGGATTATATCTAAAAGATTGCAAAATTATTTTAATAAAGGTATTTTTAAACACCTAGACTCATCAAAAACAGAAAAATACATTATGCCTATATTTAGAGACTTAGACGAATATGAAAAGGAAACAAAAGTGCTAAATAAGAAATGGATTGATAAAACAAAAGCAAGCTTAAATCGTTTTGAGAATATGAAATTTTTTAAAGATATTGTAGAAAAATATGATATACTTATATAGATATAAACTGGAATAAGAAAGCAAACGATATGATAAAAAACATGGTTATTACAACACTTCGACCTTGTTTACCAACTTTGTCAGAAAGCTTGTACAGTCCCACCCAAAATATTATTGCAAACAAAATCCATAAACCTAGCAGAGTCTTACCGCCATAGCTTTCCGAATCACCACTTTGACTTGTTTCCTTTATTGCCATTTTATATAAATACAAACAAATTTACATTACATTTGTTTAGAATAATGCCATTTTTTTACTATTAGTTGTTAGAAATGGACGGTAGCAAAGTAAGCATTAAGAATGTGGTCAAGACCTGGGTATCGACGACCGAGAAGATAAAAAAAATGTCAGCTGAGTTGCGCGAGCTGCGCAAGTCAGAAAAGGAGATGAAGGGCGAAGTTAAGAATTACATGGAAAACAACGACACTCTACTAATCGAGCTCAAGAAGTATGACGTTGTGTACGAAAAGAAGAAGTCAACGGCATCGCTGTCCAAGGACTTTCTTTCGGAAAGCATGAGTCGTTTTTTTGCCAAACAAGACGACGTAAACGATGCACTCATCACAGACAAGCTCATGCAGCATCTGTGGTCTGAAAAAAAGGACATGGGTAAAGAAAAGACGCGTGTTCTTTTAAAGCCTCTAAAGGGGGCTAAGACTGAAGCGGTTTCCGCTAAAAAGGTAAAAAAGAAGCATAGCACACGAAAAAGTAGAAAGCAACAGCATGAGGACAGCAATGAAAAGAGTAGCGACGATAATGTACGCGTAGCATCTATGTAAAAAATATGTATGAAATATGTAAAGTAATGGACAAAAAAAAAAGTGTTTCTCTAGTCTTAAATGTACTTGGCATAGTTGTAGCTGTTGTGTTGCTAATATTTATATATTCCAACATAAACAAAATTCCAGAACTAGTTGACAAGTTAACAAATTATACAACTGACAAAACTGAGATATAAATCATAGAGAAAAACAGAATTTAAAACTTTGTAAGAATTTGTTTAAAGTCACAAAATAATTATTTGTCATAATTTAAGAGATTGGGTTTAATGTCTACTTCACATGATCTTGTAAAGCTGCACGCAATAAATTCACAACACTGGCACAAAAAGAGAATAAAGGAAATAACAAACAAACTTAAAACTAAATCGTTGTCTAGCAAAGAAAAAACGAAGTTACAACAGATCACAGAGCATGATTTACACACAGAATATCTTTTAGAAGCCATACCTCTAATTAACAGATGGCACACTGCGTGCATCGAAGTAAAGAACAACCCAAAAAACAAAGGCATGCATTTGGTTAACAAAAACAACATTTGCATGTCATACCTTCGCCTCTTCAACCCGGAGCTTCTTAAAAAGCAATCCTCTATGCAAAAACAAGAGGATTGTTTCAAAATAAACTCTTTGTTGTCCAAATGCTGTGGCGTGGGAATAGAGCAACAGCTTGATTCTAGCCTTGTATGCCCCTTGTGCGGTCTTGTAACAGCCAACACAGCGGTAAACATAGCCGACCCATCCAAAAATATAAGCTACAACAGATCCCTGTCAACTTCAAAGCTATTTCACTACCGGAGGGTCAATCATTTGCGTGAGTTTTTAAGACAAATAACAGGCCGCGTCAATATTACAGTCAGCGAAGAAGACATAGATAAAATAAAGAAGGAAATAAAAAAAGTTGGAATAATATTAAACAGAGTGGACGAGAAAATTGTGCGCAAAATAATGAAAAGAAATAAGCTAAACAAATGCTACGAACAGTGCGTAAGCATAACAAGAAAGTTAAATCCTACATACAAAGCCATTCGATTAACAGTAGAGTACGAGGAAAAGTTAGTGATGCAATTCATACAACTAGAACGCCCATTTGAAATTATACGCAACAAAGTTGACAAGAAGCGAAGGAATTTTCTGTCGTACCCCTTTGTTTTTTATCGCCTAAATGAATTAAACGGGCGAAGTGATCTTAATCGTACAGTGAGACTATTGAAGAGTACCAAACTAATTGCTAAACAGGATAATTTTTGGAGGCTAATAGTTCATCACCTAGGTTGGACTTTTAAGGGTCGTTCTATATTCCAGGATTTTAAACAAGGCGCTCGCAGCCCATTTAAGTAATTACGTCTAGTCCTCCTTTTCGGCGAAGGGTTTTAACTTAAATAGAAACGCAAGCAAAAAGTACATGCCAACTATGCCAATGGCGCTAATGGAACCTACTACATATGGGTTCATTTTGTTTTTTTAATATAGCATATATATTTTTTTTTAGTGAATCGCATACATATATTTATTTAGATTCCTTAAACAATTGAAAGTAAATCATGTCAAAAATTAATTTTGTACCAAAAAATATAAAAGCAAAATAAGCAAACATTTTTAGCATTATATTAAAGTCAAGATGGGCGTAGTACTTATCACCATCTGACTTTATGGTCAAAAAATACGAAACTTCTTTGTCGCTATCTTTATCGGTTTTTTCGCTTTGTTTTTGCAAAACATCCAAAGAGCCCATAATTTTGTTTTGTTGCTGTAGTAAAAAATTCATGCGTTTTTCTTGCATTGCGTTACGACTCTCTACCTCTTGCACCATCTGTGCAGCATGAGCACTGTTGTCATCATAACCATACATATCAGACTCGGACATAAATATCTGACCACGTTTCATCATTTGTTATAGGAATACAAAAAAAGATCATTCCTTTAGGTAAACTTACTTATTATGAACATGTATTGGGTATACAGCGTGCTCATGTTGACAGCCTTTTCGGTTATGTTTTATTTTGACAGGAAAAATGCACAAACAACAAAAGTAAATAATACAGAAAATAAAGCAGACCTAAACAAATACGACGAACCATCTGAAATTACACCATTGTTACAGACTAAAGAACAAAATGTACACACACCCAACAAGTTTGGAAATTTTGATGACATGTGGGGCAACAAAAACTAATTCTTTACAAAACCATAGCCACGTAAGTTGCCCGTATTCTCTAGCTGTATTTGTTTTACATTCATGCACGAATACACCTTTTCTCCCATAAAGATCTTATTAAAATGAACGATCGTGCTTATGCCTGCGCCCTCTGTAATGTCGCTAGCCGATATTAAAGTTTGGGACTCGGATGTGCTATTTAGGCCGTAGCAGTGCAAGGACATGCGCTCTGTGCCTTCCCGGGTGTACGTGTTAATCTTAAGCCGTAGGAACTTGCGCGCCAGTAGGTCATTCGCGTTGGCGTTGTCCACCATACTGCTATGGGATCGCTTAGAGCCACCATCGCACTTGACCAGACCCTGAAAAAGAAAGTCTAGCACGTCTTCCGTTATGTCATTGGAGTTCTTGAACCATATGTGGCGCTGTTTGTAACAGGCTTTCTTGTTTGCGCTGTCAAGCTCTTCCATGCACTGAAGCAGACCACGAGTGCTCTTGTCAAAATCTACGTCTATGTTGTGCGAATTATACTTTTCGCTGTGTGAGTACCCGTATTTAGTTTTCATGTTTGGAAGTTGCAACACTACCGGTACCTTGTGCTCTGCTCCGTTCTTCATCGTAAGTACATAGTGGGGCTCTACTTGTAAGTTACCAGAGCGCGTGGGCTTGGGTTCCTCGTAGCCGATGTTTTCTGGGTTAAAGTCATGTAGCCGACCGTTGTACAAGAGGATCTTGGGATAAGTACGCACAGTACCCAGCTTCGTCTGCTTGGTGAGGACTATCTTGTTGTTGGTCTCCTCGGACATCTTCGAATTGTGTGGACCTATGGCGTGCGCGCGTTTCCACTTAAGCTGTGCATCAGTTTCGGAAAATGTATTTATAAATGTTTTTTTTTATGATTTAAATTATGCGTATAATACGTAAAAAAGAGAATACAATTTTAAGTTTATAGAGGAGCGGGCACAAAATTTAATATTAGAGAAAGACAACAACAATGAATTTTAGCGAGTGTAATCATATTGAAAAAAAACATTTCGAAGGATTTGAAGTCAACACATCTTCATATATTGAGTATCTAAATGAGGCACTTGCCACCGACAAGTGGAAAGGAAAAATTGAAATTTGCGATAAAGGCGATATTGGATGGCAAAAATTCGATAACAAATGCGATTTTATAACGTTTATGCGCTGCGTTGAAAAGTATAATGTAATGTTTGCAACGGCCTTGAAATTTGCATAGTTAGTATAGAGTAACTGCGTATATAATAAAAGAAACAAAATACAAAAAACTTCCTGAGCCCATCACACATGCCTGACATCCATCAAACCTATGTGGTATTGTCAACGTTTGTGCAGCTTTTCCACCATTTCGCGAATGCTAGTAGTGTTTGCACCCTCAATACGATCAACCTCTGTGCCGCCCACAAAGCACAGAATCGTGGGCAACACGCGAACTTTAAGCATGCTTGAAAGACTGTTGTCGTCTATGTCATCCACATTGATCTTGTAAAACGGAATGTCGGCGTATTCGTCAGAGAGCTCACCTACGAATGGTGCAATTACCATGCACGGTTGGCACCACGTGGCATAACACTTTAACACACACTTATCACTACTACGCAAAGCGCTCAAAATCTCAGTTTTTTGCTTTAGGACTCTCATCGAGAGTTTGAATTTATGAGCTCACACACATGCGCGAACAAACACATAATGCACACAAAACAAACATAATGTTTTATTTTATGTTTTTAAAACATACTAAAATACAAATCTATAAACACGGTATTCTAACTCCTTGGGTTTGCACTCTAATTTTTTAGGTACCCACCGACTTATGGCTGGCGCATAGTCGACCTTTCGAAGCTGGCGCAACCGCTCGACAAACTGAAGCAGCTTAGGCACCTGCTTGCCTACCCACGCAGGAGCCCTCCGTATCTCGATCACCTGTATCTCCTCGCATCGTGTCCTGCTAGGCGGCACATACTCTACGTAGTGCGCGAGCTTTAAATCAAATATTTCTAATAAAAACAACACCTGGGGCACATAATACAATGGCATGATACCCGGCTTGATTTTACGACGAAGAGGGCATTTGATTTCAATCAATATGCAGTCGTCAGTTATGCCATCAGGGGACCCGGCAATTCTGTCGTGCACAGGATGACACTGCAACCCAAAGTCGAAATCAATCACCTTTTTTTTATACACGCGTTCGTAACACGCAATTGCGTTGTCCTCATTATCCTGTCCATGCTTAGTTGCAACGTTGCCAGAAAATGACTCAATCTTAAGTTTTTTGCGCAACACGCGCTCGCTATCAGAGTATGGGTTAAGACCAATGACAGCAGCAATATCACTGCATGTGATTCGATTTATGCGCGCAGCAAACCAGGCCACCGAGCGTTGCTCGGGGCCCACCCGTGATTTTAGATGCTCAATCCAGTCATCATCGCACAGCCCATTTCGCTGTTTTGATGGAACAGACTCGGGGTGTTCAATGGAAAACTCAGACAAGTGGATGTGAGGCATGATGAAATTGTGTACACCCTTTGTTAGCTGTGTGTATACTTCTTGCTCGTACTACTAAATTAAAACAGTTTTTAAAACTTTACTTGTTTTAAAACACTCTGTTTTGACTACGCTGCTTTCTAAAGTATTCGTCGTATATGCGCTCATATTCTGCTTCCTCTTCTTGGATAGTAGCAAGAGAGCGCACATACGTCCGCTTTTGCACTGGTCGCTTAAAACAACAAGTGTTGCCCATATTTATTTTAAGCACAACAAATTAATTTTGTATAAAAATACTACTATATGCGCTGCTATGAGTTTTACGCTTCTTCCATGACAATCTTTTGGCCCAATTAATGGGGGTGATCCAGTAAGGGTCCACGTCTATTTTTGCAAACACCTGGTCCATCACAATTAAATCGCCCTTTACTGTAGGCAATTTTACCATCTTCTGAAAGAAACGACCATGCACAGTCGAATCAACTGCTCTGTCATACACCCATGCCGTTCTGGTTTTACCAGTGAACTCGTGAACAATTGCGCAAAGACTTATGGGTAGGACCCCTAAAAGCTCACTTTGAAACCCCTCGCATGACTGGCTATGGTAAACCATGACACTTGACTTTTTGTGCATATGCACAATTACTTTTATTAACAAAGGTAAAAAAAATTTAAGAAGTACCGAGGTCGGTACATAGGCCAAGACTCCAAGTCAAAACTCTCACTTAGAAAATATTTATGAAATTTACCCATCTGCACACGCTACACGCTACACATTACAAGCTACACGCTACACGTACCGACCTCAGTACACATGTAAGCTATAAGCTAAAATTTCTAAAAATTAATTACAACACATTCAGGATGTGATAACAAAATATCCCTGGCAACCTTCAACTGAGTTGATACCTTCTTTGCATGTTCAATATATTCCTTTTTTGCATCATTGGCATATTCTTGGGCAAAACGTTCAACTTTGTCTGGGTGTACACGAATTACAGCTGTCCTATAAGCCTTATTAATTTCCGCTTTACTGTAAGTTTTGAATTCATCCATTCTGAAAACTTCCTTACTGTATCTTAATGCATATGGATCTTTAGGATTATCTTTTAAATAACGGCTGTGCACACACTTCATGTGCTGGAACATAAGCTCCGTTTGTACTCTTCCATGTGTTTCGATTTCTTTACGTTCGGATTCTTTATCATATTCTTCCCAAGTCTTACTCGAAAACCTTTTTTCAAGCCTCTTTAGCTCTTCGTTATATACCTGTGCACACGTTGCTAGCTGTTTCTTTAATTTGTCTACTTTATCAGACATCTTTTGATCAATTAATTTTGCCCTGTCCTCTGAGTACTTTGCGCGCTTATTACTTTCAGATAGTTTTATCTCTAGATCCCTGTTGCGCCCTTCGCTAGCTTCTAGTTTTGCTTCTAGTTCCAACACATAAGCTGATTGTTCCTTTTTACGACAGACTTTCTTCATTACGGGTTCTTCATCACTTTCAGAACTAGAATCACTGCGTACTCGCCTTTTGCCCACAATGCTATTATTAGTCGGCTCAATCTGGAACTTAGCCTCTTCAAACTTAGCCCAACACTGGTCCACGACCTTGCTAGACTTTAAAAGCTTTTCCTTGATCTTAAGCAGGTGCTCAGTAACATTAAATCCAAAACGAGTGCCATTGCCTATCTTGACTGTGTACATTATTCCGTGCTTAACCAGACTTTCCATCATCTTCTTATAAACACCAGTAAAGCCACCCAAATCCATGATCTCATTAACTTCCTCTTTAGACCAATATTTGTATGCATTCTTTTTAGTAAGATTACCCTTAGGGTGGCACAAAAGCACCTTATCCCACCTAGGAGTATCCTGCTTGCGGTCATCCAATACCATATTCACTAAAGGTAGCAACTTGGCCAGCTTGTAGGCATCCTCACACCCTGTTGAGTCCACCATAACACTTGCGCATACCGCTTGTCCATATTCATTAAATTCCAGAGTCTCGGCGTTACGATGAATATAGCAGCGACAGCCGTAGCGAGACTTCGCAGGCAGCCTACAAGGCTTACCCTTCGCAGTAATAACACCGCAATAGACACCGGAGAGCTCCTCCTTCGGGTCAATGCGCTGCACAAATGCAAGGTGATGCGTCGAAATGCGTTGGCGACGCTCCAAAAGCTTCATAATGAGGTCAATAGCACCCACGCTGTAAGATCCAATAGTCTTAATGTACTCTGCACCCATCTCTTTGTCAATGAGGGCGTGCATCTCCAGGGCGTAGCACAACTCGAAGCACGCCCACACTCGGGGCCCTTGCTGCCCCTTAACCTTAATCTTGCAAAATGACGAAACCTCACGCCCGCTTGCGCATTCTAAGGCTAACTCATTAAATCGCTTAGCAGCCATGTGGTGTTTGTTGCGCCCCGAAAGGTCAACTATATCCTTATGAAGAAGAAAGGCATATTTTTGTACGGGTGTGTCCGTATTCAGAACCTCGTGAGGCAGCAACTTGCCCTTAAATTCATAGGTGCCATCGTCATTAAGGGTATAAACTCCAGCCTATGTACCCAAGAGTGTTTGTGTGTGCATTAAGCGTGTTTGTGCAACTAAAAAAGTGATGGGAAAATTGACACGCACTTTGCGTGTTTATTTTCCCGTAACCCTCTAGACCCCAAAAATGCCCCCCAAGCCCCGAAATTTTGCGTGGTGCATAACAGGGGTGGTGTGCGTGCGCCTGTGTCATCGTCATTGAGGGTATACACCCCATCCTATGTGTCCAACGGTGTTTGTGTAAGCATCGTATGTGATAGGGCGCCCCAAATAGAGACGGGGAAGCAACCCCGAAATTTTCGTAGTTGCCTCCCCGTCTCTCCCCAGACCCCAAAAATGCGCCAAGAACCCCGAAATTTCGCGTGGTGCATAACAGGGGTGGTGTGCGTGCGCCTGTGTGCATTAAGCGTGTTTGTGCACCCCAAAAAGTGATGGGAAAATTGAGAACCGAATTGGTTCTTAATTTCCCCGTCACCCCTGAGACCCCAAGAATGCGCCCCTAACCCCAAAATTTTGCGTAGTGCATAACAGGGGTGGTGTGCGTGCGCCTGTGTGCGTGGCTACGTCGAAATAGCTCTCAAGGATCTTGTATATCCATGCGTCGCACAGGGTGGAAGAGGTAGTAAGGGCGGCCATTGTTGTTCACTGGGATACTTATGAAATTATGGTGCGAGTAAAAGTTTGTAAACTAAGTCACTAGTTTTCCCGCCAAAATTTTAGAGAGGGGTACTAAGGGTTGACGTAGCTAAAATTTTCCCGCCAAAAATTTTAGGGGGAGGTACTAGGGGTCTACGTAGCCAGTAATTTTCTGGCAATACTTTTGCTTGCGCAATCTTTTCATAATTTCATACTGCTCGCAATGGCATCGACCAACACCACGATCATCGAGACTAATGCTGCCCAAGCTAATGCAACCTTAAGGCTCTCAATCAGGGGCGAAAAAAAGTTACTTGATATACAGGACCGTGTTGCGCGAGAGGAAAGCGTCCGCAAGGACCGTGTTGTGCAAGACGAAAAAGACCGCAAGGACCGTGCTGCACGAGCGGAAAAAGACCGCAAGGACCGTGCTGCACGAGCGGAAAAAGACCGCAAGGACCGTGAAAGTGCTGCAAGCATGAAACTTGAAGCTGAAAAATTTATTCACCAAAAAAGAATGGATATGCTTAAATTGCTTCCTCAAGATGAACGTACTAGATACATAAACGTAAGTCTAAAACTACTTCAAAATGACGCGCATACACCTTGTATAGCGCATAATAACACCTACTTGCACACACAGGAAATGAGTGGACGCAAAAGTACAGCCGAAAGCCTCGAGCAGCAAAAAAAAAGATCCCGCACGAAGACCGATAAGTATGGCTTTCCTAACAGAGAAAATCATAAGCCTTGCAAGGATAAAGTAAAATTTACAGTGCATGGTGTTGTTGAGCACATGGAGAAATCAGAAAACTGGAAGCTAGACACGCAGTGCAGGGGGGGCAACCGCAAGTTAGTTTCCTACAAAGGGGCCTGGTACAAAATTACTAAGACTAAAAAAGAGATAAAGGTTTGGGTAAATGGCTCTAATGTGGTTAATGGCCCTGATAATTTTGTGAAGGTGCTTTATTCTAGCAACGCATCTAACTGTAAAGAACTTACTAAGGATCTATGGAAAAGGGTAGAAAACGTTATTGTAAGGCAATACAACCAAGGAGTACGCCCCCAAAAAGAAGACATGTCGGGTGCTAAAGCAGAACTTCAAGAACGCCCAAAAAAGAAACGCAAGCGTCAGCACCTAAACTTGCGCAGCAGTAACAACAACGTGTCCCACCCGACATCTGGACCAAGTTCGTCTGTAAATGTCAACTATATTCCTGGTGATCGCAAGGTATCAAGCAGGGCACTATCTACTAATACTTTAAACCCGGTGTCTCCAAAAAAGCTAAAAAAGTTTCTTCAGATAAAAAAAGCCGTGTACAACTCAGCGATTTCCAGCAAACCACTTATGGGCAATCGTGGTTGGTACACATACCTATATCAAGAATGCAACTGGGACTACGAAAAAACCTATAGTATTTTCAACGATTTTCTTAAAGTATACAGTAATTTGTTTTTAAAGGAGCAGAAAATTCGCAGTAATAAATCAGTTCTATACTACACGCGTATGTAGTTAGTGTATACGTTGTCATATAATTTAGAGACTTAAATCAGAATATATAGCCAGTTTAGGGCCTTTGTTTTTTAAATAAAAGTTAACAATTGTGTAGTCTTTGGTCCTCTCTTTAGGAAAATCATCTAAGTAGATACTATCATGAGCAAAAACCTTCCTAAAGTTATCATATTCGTCTTGGGATGTGATCAAATTGTTACCTGTACTTGAGACATCTTTAACTCTGTTTGTTTCAATAAGAGTTTTCTGTTTAGACGCATCTTTCTTAACTGGCTCGGCTGCGCTTATGGCGTTATTTATACCACCGTCTACTGCAGCACTGACACGCTCTTCCCCGTCACACAACAGCACAACGCCCTTGGTTTTGCCAAGGGTCAGATGTTTTGGCCAGATAGTCATTCCAGCTGAAATCACTAGATGCACGTCAGTGTCTTTGGTTTTGTCGTGCACTGTACCATCGCCAGCATAAAAAGGCTTGTAACCATCATTTACCAGGCATTTGTTCTTTTTTAGCTGACTAAGCGCAACATTTTGGCGATGGTCCAGACATATGTCAATAGCAAAGCGAAGTCCTGCGACATGAAAGAGATTGTCCGAGTACTGAAACCCAAATTTAGATGCAAACGCTTGTTCGTGTTCAAAATCATACATAGCGTATACCTTTTTGTCAAAGTTTTTCGTGCCGCTCATTTGTTCTGTGCCCAATGTAGGGTTGGGTAGCATGTAACTATTACCTTCTTCTAGAACCTGTATAAAATCGACATCGCTTACATAATGTTTTTGAACCAAAATATGGGTGTGTCCGTACATAATAGGGCAAACATTCATGACGTGGTGGTGTTTGTTAATGCTGTCGTATAATATGACCGTCCCAAAAACAAATAAGACATTAGGGTTATCACTCGCCATTTGTTTCATTTTATCGAACAAGCTCTTAATAGCATTGAAGTTCTCACTATCTTTGCTATTAGGGTATCCCAGGTTGTTCAATTTATACCCACCCTCAATAGATCTAAAAAAGAATTCTGGTAAAGCAAACACAGGAAGCATGTCATCAGTCATAGTTTTAAAATTGTCACTATTTTTAAATATATCAAAAGCTTTAGTAACAACCTCCCACCGCGAGTTTATGTCGTCTGGTACGTCAGGATTCTCGTTATTGTCGACGCTTCCTTTGTAGCACTGTTTTTTTCCGTACATTGTTTCGGTGTCTTTAAACTGGCCAATATACTTAGGTGGGCAAAACGGTGTGTCATTTGAATTTTTTATATTTTCGGGACCAGTCCAAATGTTTACAGGGGCAAAAAGGACTTTTTTCTTTTTGCTCCCTGTTGCTTTAAGTAACTTAGTTTGTTTTTTGGCCTTTAGGACTTTGGCAGCATGCGAAACATTTGGATTGCTAGGACGCTCTAGTATGGAATCACACGGTTTTGAAAAATAGGTTTTTTTTAACAGAAGAACTAGTAGTAATACACTAAGTACAACACAAATAACAACTACAGCAATACTTTCCATTTTATTTAATTTAACATATTTTTACAAAGTGTGTTTTTAAATGTTACTGGAACCTACATTTTGTACTTTAACTTCATTAACAAAACTCATAAAATCTTTGTCTTTTTTTAGCTCCTTGGAGATGTGGCGACTTGCATTACAATCGTTAAGAATCGCAATCTTCATAAACTCCTTGTCGCTTTTTATTTCGTCTGATGCATAATAAAGCGCCTCGCCATTAAGAGTCATAGCCATTTTTACAAATTCGCGGTTGTTTCTTAGCTTTGTTGATGCGTAGACTATGGCATTCCAATTGAAAGAAAGCGCAAACTCCATAAAGTCTTTGTCGTCCCTGAGCTCAATTGAGGCATAGCACACTGCGTCCCAGTCCTGTGCAAGAGCAAACTCCATAAACGACCGATCACTCAACAACTCAGTTGGTGCGTAATACATTGCTTCACAACCTTGCCTTGCCACAAATCTCATAAATTCTTTGTTGGCTCTAAGGGCATCCGGAACATACTGTATGGCTTTCCAGCACCTTTTAACTGCTATCTTTAACAGTTCTGTGTCGTAAAGCATTTCCTTGTTTAGGTGACGAATGACTTCCCATTGCCTGCTTAGAGCAAATCTCATGAACTCTCTGTTGTTCTTTAGTTCCTCCGATGCAAAATGGATTGTCAGGTAATGCTGTGCGATTGCGTGCTCCATAAACTCCCTGTTGTTTCTAAGATATTCCGGCGCGCGTGATATTGTCATCCAGTTGCCTATCATTGCAATTTCCAGAATCTCCCGGTTAGTTTCGTCGCAACAAGAGCAAAGGTCGCTTATTTCCACCAGCTTGCCATCAAGTCTTAGGTGTACCGGAACCTTGTAAAACGGAAACCCAGTCTCCAACATGCGCTCGTAACATCTCTGGGAGTGATATGACCCGTGCCTGCGCAAAACATATTCGGCCCAATTTACCAACTGATTATTCGGCGTAGGGCCATTATAGTCAAACACCTGGTTTATAAAATCCGTGTCGTGGTACAGCCAGTGTGGCACAAGAGGAATCAGACCGGTGGTCCAGGGGTGCTTTCCAGGATCACACACACCATGTGTTTTGATGTGATAGAGCGCAAGTTCCGTGCTCCTTGCACCCAACGGAGCTTTCTTAAAACCCCCTGGCTGCATGTATCTGAAATTCCACATATTCTTCATCAGAGAACCACCCACCATGTCTGCTATTAACGATATGGTACTTTTGTCTTGGTTAGAATCGCCGCTCATTGTGGCTAAACCACCAAAGAACTCGCCCAGGGCGTCTGCGCGCTTTTCGGCGTGACGCTGCTCGCCGCGAGTGCGAGCTAGTGGTGGCAACGGACTTGAGCTCCTACGCTTCATCTGGTTTTTGATAGAGCCGTACCACTATTAAACCCCACCAGGAAGTACCGACCTCGGTACATAAGCCAAGAGCCCCAGTCAAAACTCTCAGTCAGAAAATATTTGTGAAATTTACCCATCTGCACACGCTACACGCTACACATTACACGCTACACGCTACACGTACCGACCTCGGTACATAAGCCAAGAGCCCCAGTCAAAACTCTCAGTCAGGGAATTTTTTAAAAATTTAGCTACACATACCGACACTATGAGCCACCTGGTGTACCCAAAGGAGAAAGTTCATGCCTGGTTCGAACTGGAAGGCCACAGCATCACACACCCTGTTGTCGTGTCCGTGGACACCATGCGTCTTATATTGGGCAAGCCACATGTAGCAAATTACAATCTTACGCGAGATTGGAAACGCCTTTGTTCTAGGGCGGGCGTCCCCTCTGTGCTCTGGCTTACGCAAGAACTGAGAAAGTCGCTCGTTGAAAACAATCGCAAGGATGCATCGGGCGTCGTGCGAGATTATGTTGAAGAGCTTCAAGCATTGAACTACAGCAAAAAGACTAACAAAAACAAATCCGGGCATTGCCTGATGACTCTCAATGAATTCAAAAAGTGTTTGTGTGTCTTGAAGTCCAAAGCAGGCGATTTGTTTCGCGAGTATCTTGTGCAGGCACAGAACGCCTACTACAAGAACAAGGCAGTAATTCCCAAAGAGGACAAGCAGCCTGTCAAGGCTGCCTTGGACACGTACATGTGCTCAGGTGCGTCTGATTATGAGTGTCGCAAAGAGGAGAGGGACAGCGAGGAGGCAGCTGTGCGAGACAAGCTAGCTAAAGAGTTGTGTGGAGAGATTGAAGTGTCAACGAGCATGGGGCGCGTGGATGTTCTTACAGATGATGAAATTATTGAGGTGAAAAGGGCATCTTACTGGAAGCACGCACTTGGCCAAGTGTTGGCATACAGCATGGGTACTGGAATGACAAAGAAAAGGAAAAGAGTGCATTTGTTTGGGGGGCATGAAAAAGATTTGTTTGACGCCGTGCGTGTGTGTAGCAAGTACGATGTCCGTGTGACACACGAGGCACACAAAAAGAGTCGTGTTTGTGCATAATTATTACAATGTGTACCGACCTCGGTACATAAGCAAAGAGTCTTAGTCAAAACTCTCAGTCAGGGAATTTTTTAAAAATTTACCCATCTGCACACGCTACACGCTACACATTACACGCTACACGCTACACGTACCGACCTCGGTGCACACTCATTCAACTTGATCGTATATGCCACACCATAGCATCTTGTCAAATTTACAAGTTTTGACTCCAAGCAAGCGCTACAAGAACAATATGTCTGTGATGAATTACAGTTTTTCCATTCCCAAGATGTTCGGGGATGAAAAGGATGGCAAGATCAAGTACTGGCACGAACTGGAAGAGATGGGTGTGCAGCACCCCGTTGTGGTCTCTGTGCCCCTCATGCGCTTCGTCATGGAAAAGGGAGATCACGTCCTGGACAAAACTGTTACCAGGGACTGGAACCGGATACTTAAAAAAATGGGCGCCTGTACAGATGTCATGTGCATGACAAAAGACAAGCGAGACAAGGTCATTCAAGATCTCCAAAACATAGGTGGGTAACATTGCTCGATTTTTTGAGCAGAACATTTTTTGGGACCTCATCTTTTATGCGGTACCATTTTTGGTACCATTTTTGGTGCATCATCATATGTAGTACCATTTTTGGTGCATCATTATATGTAGTACCATTTTTGGTGCAGCCGAAAAATTGAGTCTACATCCAATGTAGCCGAAAAATTGAGTCTACATCCAATGTAGCCGAAAAACTGAGTCTACATCCAATGTAGCCGAAAAATTGAGTCTACATCCTATTCACATAATGAATAGGTGATTGCAATGACCACGTTGCTACCTATATCAATGAGCTTCAAGGCCTTTACTACAACCCAAAGACAAGGAAGGATAGGGGCGGTCACATGGTGATGTCTGTGGATGCCTTTAAGTATGCGTGCATGATGGTAAAGGGCAGCATAGGCAACCAGGTGCGCGAGTACTTCGTCCGGGTGGAGAAAATGATGCGCAAGTTCGTCAAGATGCACCTAGAGGGCAAAATTGAGGTGCTAATGAGCCAAAAGAGCAAGCTAGAGTTTGAAAGCAAGACAACCAAAAAAAAACTGATAATGCAGTTAGAGGCAAAGGATCAGGAGATCATTGACCAAGACAATCAGTTGAAGGCAAAGGATCAGGAGATCATTGACCAAGACAATCAGCTTGTCCAGAAAGAAGTTGCCTTGTGTGACGAGCGCATTTCATCTGATGCATACCGCGAGGAGCTAGAAAATACTCAAATGGATCTAGACCTTGCACAAGGTAAGCTTGAGCAGAACCAGCTCATTGTGAATTATCGGGACAAAAAGTGCCAGGCCCTCACTCGTCGTGTTCATTCACTGAGGGGGAAAGTTGTCCAGAACAAGAAAAGTGTTGTAATCAAGGAGAACAAATGCAAAGGGCTGTCGCGTCGTGTATGTACACTGACGAGGGAGAATGATAATTTAAAAGTAAAGATTGACAACCTTATTGCCTCGAGTCGCGTGTATATGAACGGAGTAGCTGGGGCTGTGCACGACCAGTTTACTTCGAGGGGGGGAGTTTTCCCCGTGAATCCTCTTGCTAATCGCAAGACTTTTCGCATGCTTTTAACTGAAGACACCGCCCTTCATGGCGCAGTGAATGAGATCGAAAATCACATTTCGACAACGGGAAACAGAATCTGCTCCTTGGACGACAAGGTAAACAGCGTATGTGCTGTTGCCGGACAACTAAGGAAGGTTGCGACCAAGGCATCATCCTCCAACAAGACCGCCCAGGCATCTGTTTATGGAAAAACGACTCTTGTCCACCCTAAGAGCGATGCTGACAAGCTATATTTGGAGCGTGCTATTGAGCATATTAGTAAGCAGATTGTCACGGGGAAACGCAAGAGGATTTAGACATAGTCTGCCTAACATAGCACACATTTTTGGGCTGCTCAATTTTTTGAGCAGGGTATTTATGAAAGTTACCCAACTTTATTTTTATTTTTTTTGTTTATTTATATGTAAATGGCAACGTCCAATCTAAAATCAACTGAACTTGAATTTAAAAACTCGGAGGGAAATTCAGGCAAACTTCAATTTGACACAGATGAAAATTTATCTGTTAATCGTCCTCTAGTTTGTGCACAAGGTATCGCATGCAACTCTATTTCGGTTAGTTCCAATGGGGCAGTCACTGCTGCGTCAATCGAAAACCCTAAAAGGTGGGCATTTGGAAAAACTAGAGCATATTGGTATCCAGGAAGTGCAACGCCCACAAATCAGGGCTTTACTGTTGCATCAATTAATAGTGGGTCAGGAACTTATTATGACACAACATCAACGACACACAATGTAGTGCTCACAAACAGCACACAAGGCCAAAAGGGGGTCATATACAAATCCCTTGCTAATTATGACAATTGGGAATTAAGAGCCGTAGTAAGGGTTGTACCATCTAATTCAGATGGGGATGGTTTTTGGATATTCGGAAATTGTACTAGCGGCACTGGTGTTCCAGACACGGACAATAGCGAATTCTCTGGGGGTGGATATGCTGCATACATACATCGTTATAGTTCAAATGGTGCATATTTTAGAATATTTAACGGGACGACCGAGCTGTATTCCAAAACTGAAATAGTAAGCGCAGTGACGTACGACTCGGCCTATCATACTTATAGTTTCCGACGAATCGGTACAAAGCTATATTTTACGGTGGGAGCGTCCGGGTCGGCTTACCCCCCATTAAGATACGAGGTCACCGATTCTGGGTCTCAACCCTCTGGTACTAATTATGGGGTGGGGGCAATGACGGGGGACTCCGTTAGTTGGCAAATTGTAGGTGGAATTGAAATACGTAGTTTGTCAGAGGATTCTTCGGTTGTTACAGACGAGGTAGACTAAGCAACTTTATTGTCAATTACTTTAGGCTTGTTTGCGTCTTGGCCGACGCGTGGGTGGGTCAGGGCCACACCATAATTGTCATTCTAGGGGACGATTACTTATTTTCGTTATCCTCATTTTGTTTCTTGCGCGTATACATTACAATTATTATTATGATCAATACCAGTCCAAGTAAAATTGCAAACCTCTTTTTTTTTGACATTTTGGAGTAGAAATCAACTTTACGGTTGTATGTGACAAGGTCTAACATTTAAACTTTACCTTACCTTTAATTTTTTATTTTTTTGCTAAGGTACCGACCTCGGTACATAAGCCAAGAGCCCCAGTCAAAACTCTCAGTCAGAAAATATTTATGAAATTTAGCCATCTGCACACGCTACACGCTACACATTACACGCTACACGCTACACGTACCGACCTCGGTACATAAACAAAGCGTCCCAGTCAACACTCTTAGTCATTACTGGAAACAAAATATATTGTCATGACTATCGACAACCTCCCAATGGAACTCCTCCCTGCTCTGGGCTTCAACAAAGATGAGTGTCTGAACCTCATCAACCAGACCAGAATTGATGTTGAAAAAACAAAAGACTTTTTTGTAACTGGACCTAATGCCTTAATTCAATGGGCGTCTGTGCGGTATACAAATGATGGTACATGCCAGGCGTACACAAACCACAAGCAAAGCATCATCGAAGGGTTTGCACCAATAGAAATGTTTCCGGTGGTTCATGACATGTACCCCAACCTCCAATTCCTTATGGAGGCTTATTGGCTGTTATACCGTAATAACCACTGCATCAATCGGTTCTCCGTATGTCAGGCATACATAATAGACGAAGAAGACAATCAGGGAGTAGTCTTTGTCATCGGAGGTAAGCATTCTCCCATATTTAAGTACAACAACGACAAAAAGAATCCAATCAAGGTCCGGTATGCGACGTCAGAAGGCAAGCGAGTGCCCATTGTATACAGAGACACACCACCGTTGTGGCACAAGTGCATTGAGTACTCCGATAACGATGAGGCAACGCAAAACTACGCAGGCACCCGTAAAGACACTAACACTAAATTGTCCAAAGTGTGTTTAGATTAACTTGAATCGTCATCTTTCATATCTGTCATGAGTCTATTTATCATAGCATCGTGACGCGATAATGTGTCATTGCTACTGGTATTTTTATCAGATCTTAACTCGGCTTTGACATCATCCAAATGTAGTTTTTCAATCTTGCACACAAAGTCTGAAAACTCCTCGTCGTCGCCCGTTGCAAAAAACTTGAACGACTCGCTTAGCATGTGTTCATAAGACCTAGAAAACATTAAGCTGAGACGCTCAGCTGAAAACAAGTTGAGTAGCGTGGTCAGAACACCCGTCGCAAGAGAGACGCCAAACAGGGACCAATACACGTCGTACGAGGCCTGTATTGATACCAGAGCCGGTGTGATAACACTGCCTATTTGAACCACAACATTGGCAACGTTTTTGGCGTTTGTAAAACGGCGTTTGCGTGTGTTCAGCTTTTGCAATATGTGTAGGATTCTTCGCACAAAAATAAGCTTCTCCTCGTGCGTCAAGTCAGACACATCAAGAATGTCGATTAATGCTTTGGTGGGCTCGTCTTTGATTTTGCGAGCCTCTTTCAGGACCTTTTCGCAAACCTGACGCCTAGCTAAAGCTCTTGTGTCTATATAGTGCTCGAGTTGCTCACTACCAACTTCGGACATTGCTTTATTTTTGCATCTATTTTATTGTGGTACTTTAATGTAAAGCCCTGATGTCTGTGTTAATGAAGCCTAATATTGCCAAGAAAATTATTAAATTAACCAAAAAGCCATCATCCGATGTGGTCAACAAGGCACTTATAGCCTTAAATAAATTAATTCATCTTGCATGCTCGATGCAACAGCACAAAGTAATATTTGAGTACGGACCATTTGTTTTATTAAATCGCGAGAAGACTATAGACAAAATCTGCTCTCGAGTCCATAGACTGGGCTACAAAGTCAGAGTAAAAAAAAGAACCAACCAAATGATGGTCTCGTGGAGAAACGTTACTAAGAACAGAGAGAAGTTGAAAGACCAGTGTTGAGCTTCACGCGCATCTGGTCGTATGTGTCTAGCATGGCCTTGTTCTTCCAGGTGCACACGCCGTTTTCACTTTCAATGGCGGCCAGGAACTGGCGAACGCTTTTGCCTCGAAACCGGTCACAGTTCGGGAGTCCTGCCTCAACGCACAGGTCATGAAACCACTTGCGAACAAACTCGGACGTAAGGGGTTTATTTTCAAAGCAGCCCTTATTGAGTTTTAAAGTTGCGCCCACATCCTGATATTCACACCCCGAGCGAATTCGCAACAGTAGTGCCTCGGCCTGGTCCTTGGGCTTAATACTTAGCAAGCTAATCTCCCGGAGTTTAAAGTACACATTAAAAGCAAATAAGAACTTCTTGTCGCCCCCACCAACTATTCTTACGCGTTTCATCTTCTTTTTGCATGTCTTGGAGTTGCGCTCCCTGTACATTAGAATGCCCTGTTCGGGGATAAAGCGAAGCGAGTTGAACGCTATGTTTTGAAGCGAATTAGCACCAGTCCGGCTTTCAAAGAATGTGCACAGGTATATTAGAAGCTTTCGCTGGAGGTTTAAAATTGAGTCGTTTTTTTCTAGGTGTGCAAATATCTGTTGCATCTCCGATTTGCTAGGAGGCATCACCGGTGTCTGTATGACTTCTGACTCCCCAATCGCAAATAAAGCGTCGTGCACGCGCCTTTCCAGGTCGGTCTTTGACAGGCACCCCCGACCAGGTATTGCATTCTTCCAAATAATTAGGTACTTTTTCCATAATGATATGTAACCATCATATCGGAGCAAATCGCCCTTGTTACGTGCGGGGATGTTGTGCATGGCCCTTCGCTTCTCTAACATACGCGCACCAGTTGCAAAAGCCTCAACGACGCCCGGCTTCTCAAACTGCGCAATTGTAAAATCTCTTATGTCAAAGTCGGGATGCATCACACTCTTTCCGAGCATAGGTTCTAGCTTTGTCTTTATGTTTACGTGGTACTGCTTCATAAGATTACGGTATGCGCTTATTAGCCCCTTTGAATGCATTCTGGTATACACAGTGCTTTTGTTTGGGTCGTATGGATTTGATTTCTTGCCACCACTTCGTTTTCGTTTTGAACCAACACTTACTGACGCTTGTGCTGCCTCGAAGGCGTGTGCGTCAATTGCACTCTTGACGGCTTGCATAATAAGGTTGTCCATGCTAATAACTTGATAATTTAAGTGTGTTTTTATTTCAAACCTATATTATAAGTAGTTTTACAATATGTGTACCGAGGTCGGTACGTGTAGCGTGTAGCGTGTAATGTGTAGCGTGTAGCGTGTGCAGATGGCTAAATTTCATAAATATTTACTGACTGAGAGTTTTGACTGAGACTCTTGGCTTATGTACCGACCTTGGTACACATATTACCTATTATAATAATAACGTTGCGCAACATCGCATTCATCTCCAAACAACCCACTACACGTTGAGGCAAATTTCTCGTATTCCTCTTGGTCGTATGACAATTCGCCATACATATTATTTCTTTGCGCGATCGCTCTTTGTCCAGTGCTTGGTTCGTCAAACATGCATGCAGGACAACCTTGAGAGACACACTTATCTTTAGCCTGAGCTTTGCTCTTTACTGTACGCAAACACGACGTACAGCCAAATTTAGCTGGTTTTCCGGGTTTTTTACATGTTTTAGTTGATTTAAAATTGTCAAAAAATTCAGTCCCATCAAATTTCTCAAGAGCACCAGTATTGAGACACGCATCGTAAAAACCATAATCCTTCTTTCTTGAGCATTTACTTGCATCCTCACAACTATTTTGACCGTTATCAGCTAGACATTTGCCACAATCTTCTCCTACCTTTTTTATAAATTCAGACTTACAACTCTCTGGCAGCCTATCAATCAAGGATTTGTTGCACACCGGATACATTTTACCTGATTTTTCATATTGCATGTCTTTCATAACAAATTTTCGCCATTTATCCGACAGAAATGCTTTGCTAGGGTCATTGTCCTGAAAGAATGTATATGGATGCGCAAATGATTTGTTGGCTTTTGCGCAGCTAGCTGCATATTTCTTAACATCAAATGCAGCCTCGCCAGTGTCTTTTTTTTGTTGGTATTTATTACCATCGGGATTGCGACAATCATCTTCGAATCCTTCAAGAAAAAATGGATTTTTTATATAATCGATGCTCTTCATCATACGATCGCTCATGTTTGGTGGCAACCACACCCGTTTTAAATCGTCATACCTATATAGCCTAGGATTGGACCCTGAAGTTTTGTGTGCCAGGTTACCCACAGCAGCACAGAGTCTGGACGTAGGGTCTCCCCCACCAGACGACCCACCCATTGCATTTGTTGCTTTTGTTGCCGAAAAGTATAGTTTAAGAGTTATTTTTTGTGTGGGGGGTATAAGAGTTGGCGAAACAACATATAATTCGCCCTCTGTTATCTTGTTGGTGGTATACGCTATGTGTCGTTTTCCAGTTTCAAAATATATAAACATAGGCATTCCCATTTTTAAATCCCCATCACCGATTGTAAACATGCGTTTTTTAAATGTTAGTTCCGGTTTATTTATATCAAATGTAATCTTGTATCTAAACATTGAGTTGTTATTTTTGTCGACTACAACTGCGTCTTTGCCGGTAAGCTGTTCTATTTTAAATGATACATCTTCTTTCTTATACCCATCTGGGTTATCGTTATCAGCTGGTAATGCGAACAACAATCCTGCATTGTTAAACTCGTATTTAACAGTAGATACATTATCGCTAGATACAACTTGCAAAACACTTTCCCTTCTTTTTATAAAGTGCTGTTTTGTAGGAACAAGTAGTTTGGCGTTGTCATCACTGAACGCAACGTTTTCATCTTGCTCAAACAAATGTATAATTTTTTTTTGTTTTAAAACTATGTTTACTAAAATTGATTTTAGTGCTGGTAGCAAAGCGTCTTTTAAAAAGGAAGCAATGCTAAACATATAGGTGTCGTGGGGATACGAATCCATGTACGAAATTAACATAGTCCCCCCGTCGTTTAGTGAAATGTCATCACTAGGCAAGGTTTCGCCTAGGATAGTGTACTCAAATCCAGCTATAGTCAACAAAACTCCATCGTGGTCATCACTTGCTTTGATCTTTCTGAATTCATCCCTTTGAAATTTTACCTGCTTATCCAACTCTTCCATCATCCACTTAAGACGCCAATATGGGTCAACTTCTAGGGGAACATCTTTGTAAATAAAATTTAAATTTTCGTCTTTTTTAATATTTCCTTGTTCATCTCTATCATAAACGTGGGTGGTAAAGGCAGTCTGCGCAAACACGCTAAATGGATATGGTGTTTTCTCTAGTTTGTCACCAAACGTTTTTTTAAATATGTAATCTCTTAAATCTTTATTTGCTTTTGAAATTTCAACCCATTCAAGATAGTCATCCGAAAAATGATCCTCCTTTGAAAATTTAGCATTTATAAAAAACCATTGAATAAATTCTTTAAACCTGTCGGCAATACCAGCTTTCATTTTGTAAAAGGACATTATATCACAATCAAAGTCAAACATTCCTTTAGGGCCACTACCACTCAAAAGACATTCAATTATTTCATCAGTGTGCATGCGTAGCTTCATCTTAAGTACGTCACCTTGATAATCTTCTTCGTTGTTACTAGAATGGAAATCAAGCTTTCCACTTTTGAGCGGAAAAGAAGCAATTTGCATGAAAAGGCCGCTAAGTGCTTTTTGATACTGACTAAATTTCCACTCACTTGATTTTTTAAACTCAGTTGAAAGTTTTGATTGCAAGTTGTCAATAATAGCATATTTATTTAAGAATCCATACTTGATAAAAAGTTTTGTATAATACTGAAAATAAATATTGGCCTCGTCTTGTATTTCCAAATCTATGTTGCTAAGTGATGTTGACATATCTAAATCTTCGGCGTTTATTTCAACTAAAGTTTGTTTTGGTTGGTAGTAATTGTCAACGTTTGAATAATCGTAAATAGCATGTTTGACCATAAGCTGTTTATCTGAGTTTTTGTTAGTTGCTTCAAGCAATTTTTTGCTTATTTTTTTTTGATCCTCAAAAGATTCTGGGGTTTCGGGCAAAAAATCGCGCATATCTGTCCACGAAGTTAAGGACAAATGCGTGTTGGCGTGAAGTTGCACATTAGGAAGACAGAACATATCCATTTGGTCTAGTTCTTCAATCTTAGAACGAAATATTCCTTTTATATTATATAAATCATTTCCTAGCATGTTATTCCATTTTTGATATTCTTTGTCATTTTTCATAAAATCTTTGTACATTTGATTTTGTGTTTTTATTTTATCTAAAATTTTCATTACAAGTGGTTTGAGCTGAGGTAACATCTTGTTGTACTGGTCAATTTGTTGGTCGGCTTTTTTTATTTTTTCTTCATTCATTTGTTTGTCTTGCAAATTTTGCTGTGTTGGGTTTTTTATTGCATTAATTGTGTCTAGTTCTCTCTGGGCGTAAGTCTTTTCGTCCTGGATTTTAGTCAACTGTGAACCGTCTATAAGTGCTCTTAGACTTTTTGGCATGCGTTTATCTTCAAAATCGTATGGCTTTATTTCCTCTTGTTTACCCTGGGTGATTTGCTTAAGCCCGGGGCTTCGAATTGTAAATTTTCGCTGTATAAAATCCATTCTACTAAAACGCTTGTTTGCAACCCGAAAATACTCATCATATAAATTTTGTCTTTTCCTGTCAAGCACTATCTGTTTTTCCAAAGACAACTCAGGAACTTGCGCAATCACTCCCTTTTTTACTGACTCATATTTGTGCTTCAACATTTCCTCCTTAATCTTTTCAATACGTTTCTTGATGCCTGGCCTCATTAAATCTTCTAACTTTTTAACAAGAGCCATTTTGCGTGCTGTTTCATAAAACTTTTGTAGCGTCATTATTTTTTCTACCGAATTTTTAAAATTTTCGCCTGTAATTAAACTTAATGAATTTAAATTATTAATGTTTTTAACAAAATTTGTCCAAATATTTTCATTATACCATGTTTTCTTTGTTGCATCACCAGTAATTGTTATTTTTAACATTTCTAATAATTCGTGTACCTTTAATTTCAATTTTTTTGCTTCCTCAATTTCAAGGGCAGTATTTACATCGACTACATCCTTAGAGTTTTTGTTTTTATCTAATTTTAATTTTAAATTTTCATTGACATGGAAGGATTCTTTGTCGTCTTCCATTGATTCAAAAAACTTTTCTATTTCCGTGGACAATTCGCGTATTTTCAATTGTGTAAACAATTTAGGTGTATTCTTATCACTATAAAGGAGATTGACTGTGGTAGCCAGATTACTAAAATTATTTTTGTTTTGGGCATACCATTTAGAATTAACAAATCGTTTAGAATTTTCTAAATCTTTGTTTGAGAAAACAAATGTTAGTAATTCTTTAGCCGTTTCTGAGTCTAGCGTTTCCACATCGTATTTATCATTTTCATTTTTCTTTACTGTTTTTTTAAAAAAAACAAGTAAATCTTTACGATATAAGTCAATGTCGCTTTTTAAAGTTTGCATTTTTTTAACTTTAACATCTTTTGCGTTTATTAATGTTAAATTATGTATTAGCGACGCGCCTCTGTCTTCTAATGATTTTAAAGCGTTCGCATCATTGCTATTCTTTTTTTCTGAATTGTTCTTGCTATTATTGGGCGTCAAAACAAAGTACGCAACACAAACAACAAAAACAATTATTATTCCAATTTGTAGCAATTCCATTTGCACCTTTTTAATATATACACACATATTTTTACAAAGAATATAAAAATGTGTGCTTTTAATAAATATGGTTTTTACAGAAGGACTCGGAGCTATGGGAGGTGTACAACGTAGGCTTGGTTGTAAATTTAACAAATTATTTTCACAAATAGGCATTGTATTAGGAGTTTTATTGATAATAGGCCCAATTATATATATTTTAATAACATACAAATCATATAAAAAAGAAAATGACAAAACTTATAACACCAACACAGGTACCAACAAAGATACAACGTTTACTGACAACAGTTACAAACAGATACCTTGGAAAGAACAATTTGTGGTGCCTATATTTTGCATAATATTTGGAATTATATTAATTATTATTACAATGTTTAAATACACGTACAAAAAAGAACAGTGTAAAATTTATTCAACCATGACCGAGAAACAGCTGCGTGCTGGTGACACAGTGCGAATGGGTTCGAACCTAGCGTATGGAGCGATCCACGCAGTCGGGGCAGCATCAAGACATAAATCTAACTAATATACACCTTTCACAAGCTCGCTTATCTTTATGTCATATTTTTTACTTATGTATTCTAGACGTGCGTACTGTCTTGCTATGTACTTGTCTTTTGTAGACTCTAGTCGAATAGCTCGCAAGGCGTGTTTTCTCGCAATTTTAAGTTGTTGCTTCAATCTGTTTATAGTTTGGTCTTTATCTTCGGCGCTGCTATTGTGATCCATACTTATCTAAGTGATAAAGAAAATATATTTTGTTTAGTATACAAAAAGAAAAATAAAACATTATATCATAATGACTTTGACTTTGAAACACGATTTTGACACAAATACCAAAAATTTTACATCGATAAAGCCCTCAACTCAAAGTAAAAACATAGAATTAAAAAAATCCAAGCGCACTTTTTCATTGTATGAATATTCTGGTTCACGCGCGCCAAAAAGTGGTGGTAGTTATTCGGGCACGCCCCTCCAAGCGGCACTTAAAGCAGCCAATAGGTGGGTAATCCCTAAGAGTAGTTTCGACAAAGTTTATGAATTTAACCTTGTCGAAACTACGAAGGGTCTTGATGAGCCATGTGTATATCCTTTTAAGGTAAAGCGAACCAAATTGCAAACACCCAAAAAATATATGAGAGGCGACAAAGAAATTACCGTTGTTAGCAAAATTATCTCTGTATAATTTAAAGATGCAAACATCGGAAATTGTAGGAATTGTTTTAATTATTGTTTCGTTTGTACCAATTATCGTGTGGTTGTTGCACCATAAACACACAATGTCAAAGCTAGTCCCAGACGAAAAGAGGCATATAAATCGTCCCCCTTCTAAGCACATCAATCAGATGGTAGCGTCGCGTCTTACAGTTACCCCCGGTACCTACGATGAAGCTGTAGCAAAGACGGATATCTTTATTGTGGTACCAGAATCAAGGCGAAAAAATTACCTGCGCGCAGTTGAATGGGGCGTAAAAAATAAAAAGAAAATTAGCGGTGTTGTTGTTTACCATACAAATAAAGATTCACCCCAGTGCATACTTATAAAAAAGGGACAACAAGACAAGGCCCATACAGATGTTGTTCAAGATGACCATAGTGATACAGCTACGTACTACCAATTTTTGGAGAAGGACAAACCAGCTGCCAAATACCTAGGTCACCATGAAAACAAATATAAGGATGGGAAAGTTAATGATGAGGAAGAAGTCAGAAAGGGAACTTTAACAAAGAAACAACTATATCTAGCAGATGCAACATACATCCCTCCTAAAAGTACCACTGACGCTATGAATTCTCTAAAAGACGATACACAGACCGAAAAATAAATGTATATAAATAATAAATGTCCAAAGACATGCAACTTAGCAAAATAAAAGGTCCAGCTCAGTTGGCAAAATTTGAGTCAAGTGATATAACTACGCGAGTAGGTAAACAACTTGTAACACTACTTGAATCAAATGGTATATATAAATTTTGTAACACTATTATAGACAGTCTAATTGATCCATTTATTGTAAAATTGCTCAAGATGTGTGATGGTCTAAAATTGTCAGAACAAAGCGACATGGACTTTTGTGAGCGCGATTACGCTGTAAAAGACGTATTTGTGTCATCAATCCGAATGGTATTTTATATAAGCTTGTCCTATGTGGCGCGGTACATTTTTGGAATTGACACATTCTTATCTAGCGAAGTTCGTGTTGTTCAAGTCGGGTCCTAAATTATTACAGTCACTGTCAATAAAAGAACATATTTGATAAAAATCTGTGTCAATACAAATCTTTTGCTCATGATTTACTGGAAACGAATAAACGGGTACTTGATTGCGTGCAACACAAACACCCATGATTTTATATACACCACACATCTTATTTTTACATATAAGATATGCGTAAATTAAGCTAATCATAAAAGTAAGACTCAGTACTTTCAATTAAAGGTATTGAAAAGTCTTTATCATTAAATAAACCCAGTTTGCTTTTGGCCCTCATAAGCAACCTCTCTTTCTGTTTGCAAGTTCGCAACAACTTTTTATAGTTATCTATTTTTAATTTGTGCAACTTCTTAAACTCCTTTAACTGTAACTTAGCCTTGCGCTGTACTAGTTCGGCGCGTCGTACTGAATTGCCCAGTGTTTTTAATCGCCTCGGAGCATTAGACGAAAGAGAACGCCGCCGCAAGTAACTTGATCTAGACCATATGTCAAACAACCTCAGTCCCTCTCCTACATCTCTACACAGAGGACACGCTGTTTTTGCATCTGTTTCTCTAAACCACTTTAAAATGCAGTGCACGTGAAATTTGTGACCACATTCAAGTACATGTTCTTTACCCTCGTGTAGGTGTTCCTGACAAATACAACATTTATCGCAATGGTTGTTCATGTATGTATATACAACATGTATTATTGCTAGAAAATAACACAAAAATAATTATATCTTTTAGATAATAAAATATGAACAAATTTTACTTTTATGGCTCGTTAATTTACATGTTATTCTTTTTTTATAGTACCGTAACCTCACAATTTAAGAAGTGTGGAATAAATGCATATTACGTAAAAAATGCCATCGAAAACATTAAAGGTCCTTCCGATATTAAGTACATAGCTATGCTTATGACATCGTGTACAGGGCACAAATGCGGCATTGACAACACACAATGGACTAAAAACGAAAAGCATATGATTCAAAAAACAATAGATACCTTAGACAACACTACCAAAGAATCTGTTCAGAATGCACTTGAAGGTGAATGTGGGCTTTCCTTTAGTCGTGTGCTCTTATATTGTGAACCTATCATAACATTACTTTTACTTTGGATGGGTACAATTATTGTAGCACTTGGGGCTTCAAATTCCTCGCGAAATGAACAGTTTGTAATTATTATAGGTACTTTGCTGTGCTCCGTTGGAATAACTTTAATGCTTTTATTTCCGTCCGATTGTTTTCACCTTAACCCATGCAAAGACAATTACAAAAAGCAACATGGCTACCCCAACCGAGCTAGCTGTTGCAACAAAGAAATAGAAGAAAAGCTTTACAGTCGCCATAGAAACATATCTCTAGCTTTTGGGTTGTGTGCATTTGTAGTGTCAACTCTATGTGTGTACAAAATATACACAGCTTTCCCGTCCTCGTGGCTTACGTATGGTGTGTACTTTGTGTACTTGCGTACTATAGTTGCAGCAGGCATTTTAATTTACAAGTCGCAAAATGAGTATGGACACGATAGCGTATTTACAACTTCGGAATTCCTTGTGGTCACAGCACCAGCTAATCTGCTTATGTTGTACTCCTTTTTGAAACCTACATAAATACTTATTTTAAAACATTATATAATTTATTTTTTTATACACGTCGCATGGCAACTTAGGCACAGGTTTATGTTACAGTTGCCTCACATTTTCAAATGTCTTTTTTACAGTGCACAGGCTGCCCCAAAAGATTTGTCACCGAAACGGCTCTACAAAAGCACCAAAACTTACACGACAAAAACAGAGCATATGCATGTAAAGTTTGCGAGTATCGATTTAAAACTAAACAGGGTTTAGGGTCGCACTTACAAATACACAGTGGTGTGAAACCATATGTATGTGGCCAGTGTTCAAGAGCATTTAGAACGAAGTCCCACCTTAAAGTTCACATGTATCTTCATTCGGGGGTGAAGCCATATTCCTGTACGTATGAAAACTGCGACGCAAAATTCAGACACAAACAAGATTACAATAAGCACATAAATTTTCACAAGGGTAACGCAAATTTTAAATGTCTCGTACAGGGGTGCTCGAAATCCTTTTATTCGGACTTTCATCTAAGAACGCATATGTCAAAAATGCATGACTTGAGGCTTTACGTATGTTCCATATGTACACAAACATGCACAACCAAAAATGAGCTTAAAGTACATATGTCAGTGCACACTGGACAAAGACCATACCAGTGCAAACAGTGCAAAGTCAGATTTGTAAAAAGATGTGCTTTACAAAGACACATTGACAATGTGCACAGTAAGATTAAAAACTATTTTTGTACTGTTTGTAAAAAGGGATTCTTTGACAAAAAAAGCCTAAAGCAACACTACCGCGTACATACTGGCGAAAAACCATACAAGTGTACATACAAAGAATGCGACAACAAATTTTCATATTTGAGGACATTAAAGAGCCACATACGTATAGTTCACACAAAAGACGAGCCACAGAAACCAAGCCGTTGGCAAGAAGAGCGTCTAAAAGAAGTGCTTATTAAGGACGGCCTAGAATTTGATTTTAACTCGAGAAAATATATTTGTGATGACACAGGACGCACTGCAAGTGTGGCAAACCCAGATAAAGACGGAAAGGTTTTCAACTGTCCGGATTTCGATATATACTCATTTCCCGGTCGTAGGGTCATTGTAAGCTGTGACGAACACCAACACAATCGCAAGGGCTACACATGGAAATGCGAAGTTGCCAGACAATTCAAAATTATACACTCAACTACAGTTGCATCCGTGCACGTGCCCAATAATTACGATATCAGACCAATCACGTGGATTCGATTCAACCCCAATGCATTCAAAGTCAATGGTGTCACCAAACGGATAAGAGCACGTGACAGGTACGCCATGTTGCTAAAAGAAATATATACGGCACCAGAGGGATTTGTGTACATGTTTTACGACACGGAAGACGGAAAAATTAAGCACCCACGCAATTACTTTTTAGAAGAGCTCAGACAAAATCCAGAATGCAAAGAATTAGAGACATTTCTAAAGGTAGTAGAGCAGAGTCGCGTAGTGTTTTAAAAAATTTTTTTTCTTTGTTTTAATAAAACATGTCAAACCGGGCAATTCTAAATTCGACTGCTCTTGACTTTCAAAATGATAGCTCCACACGAGTCAAAATGACCGCATCCTATGCAACCGACACATCCATCCTAACCATGGAGGGTGCATCCAGTGGCCGCGTGCGACTGACTGGTCTTGCCCCTCCCGTCAATGCATCGGACGCAATCACCCTTCAGTACTACGAGTCATCGAAGGAGGGACTCGACGTACGCGAAAGTGTACGCATTGTCATTCAAACCAACCTGGGAGCAGACTACAACTACACCGAAACCACCATAACCAAGGCCGCCAACGGCGCGATTGGGTCCACTATCCAAGTTGCGCTCTCCCTTAACGACCGCGTGCTTATCATGGGACAGGCAAACGGCGTGGGAAGTGCCGACGAAAGCCAAAACGGTATTTACTACGTTTCGGCCCTGGGCGATGGCTCCAACCCATTTGTGCTTACGCGGGCTAGCGACATGATTGACTCCAGTCAGGTCGAGGGGGGAATCTTTACTTTCTGTGAACAGGGAACCAGTGCAAACCACGGCTTTTGCTTGACCGGGACGCACTACTCTGCTCTGTCCGGCACCGTGTCTCTCACCAACGGATCAACTACTGTCACGGGGTCCGGCACCTCCTTTTCAAGCACGTGCAAAGTTGCACAGGGTCTGGAAATTGACGGACACAAGTACCTCATCAGCTCAATCACCTCAGACACTGTCATAGTTATCACCGAGGCCGCGCTCACCACTGTGTCCGGCGCGACTGCCAAGGTTGGGCCCAAGTTTGCCCTCACTAGCGGACAACTTGATGGAGCCGAAAATGATGACATGGTCTTCACGCAGTTTTCGGGTGCAGGACAGATGAGCGCTAGTTCGCCCATTCAGCTCTCCGATGCCGGGGTCATATCGGTAATTAACGGGGCCATCGCCAACGCCAAGCTCACCAACAGCGCGGTAACCCTCACAGCCGGAAGCGGCCTGGCCACCACCAGTGCGTCCGTGTCTCTGGGTGACACTGCCACCCTCTCTGTCAATGTTGACGATTCCACCATTGAAATTGACAGCGACTCCCTTAGGCTCAAGGACAGTGGAATCACGGCAGCTAAGCTGGCCAACAACGCAGTCACCAACGACAAGATCCTGGACGGAACCATTGCCAATGCTAAGATGGCCAGTGCCACCATTGGTGTTGTGGGAGGCGATGGTATTGCATCCACTACTAGCAGCATCTCCCTTGGAGGCTCGACCACCCTTTCGGTGTCTGTCGACGACTCCACGCTTGAAATTGCTTCCGGGTCTGTGCGTGTCAAGGACCTCGGTGTCACCAATGACAAGCTCGCAGGGTCCATTGCAAACGCAAAGCTCGCAAACAGCTCCATGACCATCACAGCCGGTAACGGTCTGACCACCACTGCGGCCTCTGTTGCACTGGGTGGCAGCGCCACTCTGGCTGTTGCAGTCGATGACAGCACCATTGAGATTAATTCGGACAGCCTCAGACTTAAGGACAGTGGAGTCACCAACGCAAAGCTCGCCAACAGCTCGCTCACTGTCGCAGCTGGTGACGGTCTTGCAACCACGTCCGGGTCCATTGCTCTTGGCGCATCATCAACCCTCTCTGTCAATGTGGATGACAGCACAATTGAAATTAACTCGGACAGCCTCCGGGTCAAGGACAGCGGTATCACGAATGCCAAGCTGGACAACAGCGCACTAACTGTCGCAGCTGGTAGTGGGTTGAGCAGCACCTCTGAATCCATATCCCTGGGCGCAAGCGCCACTCTTAGCGTGAATGTTGATGACAGCACCGTCGAAATTAACTCGGATAGCCTCCGGGTCAAAGACAGTGGTGTGACCAACGCCAAGCTTGCCAACAGCGCCCTCACGGTCGCAGCAGGTGATGGGCTTAGCACCACCGCTGGCTCCATTTCCCTTGGTGGCAGCTCGACTCTTAGCGTCAACGTGGATGACAGCTCTATTGAGCTAAGCTCGGACAGCCTCCGTGTCAAGGCAAGCGGTGTCACCAACAGCATGCTTGCAAACAGTGCCCTGACTGTCACGGCCGGCGATGGTCTTAGCACCACGGCTGCCTCCATTTCCCTGGGGTCTAGCGCCAGCCTTAGTGTAAACGTCGATGACAGCACCATCGAGCTGTCCTCAGATTCAGTGCAGCTTAAGGCAGGAGGCATTACCAATAGCCACGTAAACGCAAGCGCTGCGATTGCCATCTCCAAGCTGGCTGCAAGCACCATCAGTGGTGTCAGTCTCGGGGCAAACCTTAACGCACACACGCTGTCCATCGGGTCCAATGGTCTTACGCTGTCCAACAGTGGCACCACCTTTAACGGTAGCGCAGCTGTGGCACACCAGATCGCACTCCCCCAGAACCTGACCACCTCGGGAACCCCCACCTTTGACACCGTGACTTGCACTGGCAACGCAACTGCCAACCAGTTCATTGCCACGTCGGACGCGCGCCTCAAGCAGGACATCAACGTAATTGACGACCCAGTGGGCATGATTGGCAAGATCACGCCATGCTTCTACAAGTGGAATGAGAGCGCGTGCAACCAGCATGGCTTCCAATACCGACCAGAGCAAGAGTTTGGCCTTCTGGCACAGCAAGTTGGTGAGCACCTCCCAGGAGTGGTTGGTCAGATTAAGGATGGCTTTATGGGAATTGATTACAGTCGTCTTACTGCGCTGCTAGTGGGCTGCATACAGAAGCAGCAAAAAGACATTGACGACCTTAAAGCCCATTTGCTTTAAAATATTTACAAACAATTATATTCATAGTACAAAGTGTCAAACGTACATAATACACAACACAGCTAACATAAACTAAACACATAAATTACAATTTCTAAACCCACTTAAATTTTTTTCATAGAGAAGATCTTATTGCCGTTCTTGTCAAATATAAATGTCTTATTAAAAAAAGTTGCTGCGCGATCCTTTGGAAAAAAACTACAATAATTCTGAAATGTTAATTCTGCTTTTTTTATGGTCCACCCAAGCATCCTGACAATGTAAGAAGGCCAGCTGTTCTTTGGTCCAGTAATGCGACGCTTCATTTTCGATGGTGTTTTTTTAAAAAGCTGCTTTAACTCATCACAATTCTCCTTAATTCTTGCAATAGTATAGTCATTCATAAAAGCCACACCAGATGGGGCACGCCTTGCAAGACCGTAATTACGAACACCACCCGGGGTTGCAATAGAAGGCTGAACTTTAGGTGGCTGCAAAGAATTCATAGAAGAAGACGGTGGAACAGTTGGGGAGTTTAACTCGTCTTTGCCACTTGGAAACTCATTGTACGCAACAGTGTCTTCGGTATCGTCAGATATATCCCCAACACCAGAGGTTTGCTGTACACACTGTACAGGCTCGCCTTTGTTTTCTTCGCTCGCATCAACGCCATCGTAAATGGGGTCAGAGTCTTTCGCGAAGTCACAGGATGTACTGTCATCATCTGAGCCAATCACGCTGCCCTCCTCAATGCTTGTTGCAACTGGAGTGCCCTCCTTGCGCACGCCATGTATAACTTGAACATGGGAGGAACTTGCACCAGTTGGCGGCGACGACACATATACGTTTTTGCGACCACGGCGCTTAACAGGCACATCATCATCACTCTCCTTTGCGACGTCAAGCTTGCGCATCTTTTTGGGCCTGTTGTTAGGAGTGCGCTTGCGTTTCCCCAAGACCCCATTAAATTTTGGCCATGTTGCACAAGTTGGGCGGTCTCCATCCTCGTACATCTTTTCAATTGTTGCAGCAATTTTGTTTATAGTGTCTTCATGTAGTCCATCTTCTTTTGGAGTCACGTGCATTGAATAGCTATCGCCTGTACCAGTCACGTATAAACAATAGCACTTGCTCTCATTGTTCCATCTTTTTGAGATCTTGTAGAAGAACAACTTATTGTACAAAACGTATGAGGTGTTGCCAGTCCCAACTTTAGGATAGGGCCCAAAGTTGTCATGTTCACAAACTTGTTTGGCGTATGCCGTTGCACTAGCCACGTAAAGTCTTGGGAGCACAGACTCAGGCAGTGCGTCGTTGGGTTGGCAACTGTATGGAACGTAGTGATTAGTCTGGCAGCGGCTCCTTACTTGTTTAATTTGCACAGTTTCCTGTTTGCGTGTGTGTGCGTGTGTGTGTTTAAGGCATCATTTTGCGGCAAACTAAGTGTGTATACATCGTTTTAGCGTACTACACACCTTTAATCTTATCATCATTTTTCTTTTAAGGTATTCTGTATACATTTGTTGTATTTGAGGGTCTGGTGAGTCTCGTATCCGGTCTAGCTCGTCAATCTTATCTAAACGCTTATTTTGTTCCATAACTGCAAACTTTGCACCTTCACCAGATAAATGAAATGTCTTGTGCTTAACTAACTGCTTCTTGGTGTTGTTGGTAGTAGTAGAGGCAGCCTCGTTTTTACCATTGGATGACATAGTTATACTTGGGGGTGTTGGCAGTCTTGCTGTGCTGTTTAAAAAAAAAATATGTGTGACTGTGCGCGCAGCAAACTACTTTTATCAAGGTTGTTTGCCTCAGTACCGACCTCAGTACATGTGCGCAAAGTGTACCGAGGGTCAGTACACGCTCAGAAACCATTGCCCCAACCTCGGTACATACCCTGGCAAATTTCTAAGTGTCACACACTGCCCTCACACCTCGGTACACGCGTGTACCGACCCCCTTATGCACACCCCTTGTGCGCCCGCTTGCTCTGTGCTAGCTGCGCCCATGCGCCAGGCACTTACGTCTGGTCTCTGTCTTGCAGTTAAAATTATGAAGGGGTTGCGCAGGCAAAAGTATCCCCAGAAAATAACTGGCTACGTACACCCCTAGCACCCCCCCTAAAATTTTTGGCGGGAAAATTTTCTAAAATTTTGGCGGGAAAATTTACGACTTAGTTTACGCACTTTTACTCGCACCATAATTTCATAAGTATCCCAGTAAACAACAATGGCGTCCACCCACCTCGATATGCTCATCACCAAGCACCTTCTGCCCTACTTCCAGGTGCGCGCGCGCACCGGATACCCTTGCAATTGATTGCGGCATACTTCCCTGACCCCCCTACGCGTTTTCTGGGCCTCTGGGACCCCCTAAGTACCCTAGAGCAGGTGGTCCACCTGCTGTGTAAAAATGGCATAGCAGGTGGACCACATACCTTGGTGCATGGTTTGACCTGATGCATACACCTGGGACCTCACACAGGGCATAGATGAAAAGGGCAAGCAAGTAGGGGGCATATATGAGCTGTGCAATGGCGAGTACGTGCGCTGCGACCCGGACTCTGAGTTTAATGGCATACCCGAGGGGATCCTGGACGACTGCGACCCGACCGAAAGCAGGAAGTATGTGTTTAAGGTGGATGTTCCAAATAAACTTCGACGCGATGCCAAGGCAAAATGGGACGAACTCAAGGCGTGCGGCGCAGTTTGCAAGTCTAAACTACCCAACAACAATGGTAAAAAACTTCAGTGGGTGTGCTTCGAACTTGGTGATGCACTTGTGATGCGCGCTTATTTGGACACGAAGCTGCATGCTGCCTGGATGGACAAGATTGACGAGTATGCCTCTGGATCGCAGCGCATGGTCAAGGCCCTTATTCAGAGAGGCACTGGAATTACCCCTCGTCACCTTGCCTGTATTCGACGCAGCGTCATCGACGAGCCCTATTGCGAGCGCATGATATGTGGGGCGGTAACTGCCAGGGGAAAGGTGTGCAAGAAGGCTGCCAAGAAGGACTATTGTGGGCGCTGCTATATTCACCGCAACAGCAATAAGATTGGATTCCCTCAGTATTGCAAGCAAATGGACGAGAGCGTCTTTGTTTCCAGCAACAACTTGGGTGACATTATGGAGCTTGTGAAGCTTGCCTCGTGCGTGGACTACCTGATTGACAACGCGAGTTCGAAGTTCTACGGCTTACACAAAGTTGACCGTAGGAAGAGCAAGGGATCTTGGCCAAACAAGTTGCTTGTGGGTGTAAGGAAGAGCATTGTGCACAACGGAAAGCAGTTGTGCACTTCCAGAGACCACAAGGTGTGGTTCCGGGTCCTTGCGAAGCACAAGATCACTATTTACGACGAGAACACCAAGAAGGGCAGCTTTGCATCTCTCGATGAGCTCAAGGTTATAAAGCAGAAGTGCGAGGAGGCTGTCGGGGAGGTCGCCAGGCTCAGGGAGAAGTTTAACAAGGAGCACGCCATCGAAATCTTTGACATGCCCGCTACTCCTGTTGTGGGCAGCAAGCGCGAGGCCAAGTACGACTCGGGGTCTGATAGCGATAATGAGCCGCTTATGAAGAAAAGGCGCCGAAATAAGGACAAGCTGGATCAGTCCACGCGCATCACTGAGCTGGAGACTAATGTTACACAGAAGGACGACCGCATAAAGGAACTAAATGCTTGCGTTCAAAAGTTGGAGGATGATGCAAAGAGTTACCTGGACTACAAGGATGCAGTGGATCTTATGGTTAATATGACAAGGATTGGTTGCGAAGGCTGCAGCGTCCCATGTTATAAAACTTATCTTGGCGTAAGGAACAACAAGATATTGAAAAAAAAATTTGTTCGTAAGGCGTTTATGGAACGATCGCGTAAGATTCACCCAGACAGTATTAAAAGACACGCAAAACAGTTTGGCAAAAAGATGGAGGAACTTTACGTGAAGTCTTACGATTTTGATGAGCTAAAAAAAGCGTATGATAAAGTTATCGACAAGTATATTGCAATTGAAGAGAGCACTAAGGTGATATACTATGATATTTTGGATAAGCAGGGAGTTGATGAATTAAAAAAGGAAGTATTAAAAACAACAAAGGATAAAGAGCTTAAAAAGAGGGAGGGTCGGATAAAGGAGTTGGAGGCGCGCGTCCAGGAGCTAGAGGTAGACGCAAAGAAACCTGAGGCAAGCGCTAACAATGAATACGAACAGAAACTTGCTGCGCTACAAGAGAGCAACGACGCGCTGCGTAAAGAAAGGGCAACACATCGTAAAGAAAGGGCAGACCTTACAGCTACCATAAAGGAACTGGAAACAGATGCAGCTAAAGATGCGCATATGATCACTGATCTAAATTCTACTGTTAATGAACTTAAAGATTTGATGAAGTGGTATAATGAGGTTAAATTCAATATTGATTTAGACTACAAAAACGGAATACTCTCTTTATCATCTAGCCATATGTCTAATATTATCGGTAGGGCTGCTAACAGGCGCGAACAACAGTTTCTTTATGATTTTTCTTCGGCTAAGGGGATGCCAGAAATAGATACATATAATGATGATTATAAGTACAGGTATTTTCTTGGGTTGTCAACAACAGGAAGTATTACAAAAAAACAAGTTAAAACGGCATTTCGTGGAGCGTATTTGGCTTATCATGTGGATAAAATTGAAATGAGGGCTTCTGAATATGCTAAGAGGTGCAAGGATTCTTTTGTGGAGTTTGGAATAGAAGTAGGTAAACATCTTGCTAGTGCAAAGGAGTATTTTAAAGATAGGGGTCTTATGTAGTGTTTGTATAAAAAAAGTAATGATTAAAAGTAAATGGATTGGTTTCTGCTATGCATAATTGCTAGGTTAGGTTTAGCTTATGCTGCTCTTTTAGAACAGTGTAGGAAGTATGTTATAATATTTTTAATAGCTGTGGCATGTGCATGGACACTGCTTTCACTTGGGGTTGTTAGACGTGACAGGGGGGTAGAGGCTAAGGGGGACATATGGTGGAAACATGTTCGACCACTACATGCATGTCTTTACATATTGGCTGCAATATACTTGCACTTAGGGTATGAAAAAATATGCTTTGCTTTGCTAGTGTCAGACGTAGGCATTGGAACGTATTTGAGGTACGGCCATAGAAACACAGATAGCCTGTAACACTTGGGGCCTTGTTAAGTTACATGCTTATTTTATGTATGTGGCTAGTACACAAGATGACTGCTACAGAATACTTTTTTGTTCTATACAAGCCGACTGGCGCGCCAGTGTCTAAGCTTGACAAACTGCACCTTCCCGATAGGTGGTATGAGGTTGGCACGGGCATGTACAATACTAAGTTTACGCGCGAGGTCCAATACAGGGGTCCTAAATCTAGCTATGTTTTGACCAGGAAGCGAGTCAACGAGTTTTTTAATGGTATAAAAAAGAAGGGCATTGTCAAATACTACAAAATAATCAAAAGGATTCCAAAAAAAAAGAGAGTTAGGTGTGTTATTTTGTAGGCGCGGCGCGCTGTTAAAAATTAAACTTCTTGTCCAGACCACCCAGCTTAAACAATGACTTTCGCGCAAACACGCTGGACTGTTTGGACTCTGTGTTGTGTTTGCCCCACCATTTGCCTAACTCATTAACTTTGAATCTTGGTATGGGATACGTGCTCTTAAAATAGAAGACATTGTCCTCTATCTTGTTCGAAGTAGACGCAATCGCATTTGCGAGCACAAATGAGTCAAAGTTGAGCGTGCAAACATTGCATGCCTTGTCAAACTCCTCGAATGTTTTAAAACATATGTTGAACTCGTCGTACAGCTTGCGCCTGTAAGCTATTGACTTTTCCCGTGATGAGATGATGTAATCTGTGTTTGACCTAAGGGACGGACCGATGCTTTTGCAGTACTGTATGGCAATCATGATGCACAGTTTGTAGTGGCGTCCATTAAAAAATAGTTTTTTCATGACCTTGTGCCTCCATAGTTTACCATCGAATCCCACATCGTCTAGCAAAACAAATGCCTTCTTACACTTGTTTTTCTTTAGGTCCTGCTCCTGTTTTTTAATGAGACCCTCCAAAAGTTTGGGGTTGAGCTCGTCGTGTATGAACTTGCGTGGGACGTGGCTTGCATATTGATTGGATGTTGCAACACTTCCACAAAAGATGATACCGAATTCAAAATTGTTCTTGAATGTGTTCAAGAGGGACAATATGTTAACCGTTTTTCCACTCTTTCTACGACCCACGAATATGTACACCCCCGTGTCTGTGAGCTGCGATGTTTTAATCTGTTTTATTTTAACTGGCATTAGTAACGCTTATTACATTACTAGGTAAATCTATACTCTTTTCAGACAATATGCACAATTTCTTGTTTAAAACATAATAGTTTGTGTACGGGCACGTGACCTCCGGGTAACATGTGCGAAGAAGCAGGTTTGTAGCAAACATGTTACGAAAAAACTCATGTCGAATTCCGCTTACAGGATCTGAAAGGTATTCCAGGACTACACTCGACGCATCAAATGAAAGCACGCAAGTCAAAATCTGTTTTTTTTTTTTGTATATTTCCAGTGGTGTGCTAGGAAACATATGCGTGTACTTTTTTTGTAAACATAATTGTGTGGGGTGCAAGGACGACTAATTGTTTATTTTGGGTACATTTTTGTCAATGCGTCTTAATTATAAAGATGGATGACAACGAGTCACTCGCTGCTTTTCACAACAACGAAATCAAGGAGGATGAGGATATAAATTTTGTCAAAGAGTCATCGTTCGCAAAAAGTAGCTTGCCAATGCCCACATTCGAACAAGAAGCAACAATGCAGCCCCCCGCACCCGAGAGGCAGCTGTCGCCCCGAGGCATGGGGTTTTCGTCTATGCCTGGGCCCCGTCCACTGACTGACGCCGAACGTGCCGAAAAGTCCAGAATTTTGGCAAGACTGCACCGAATGAGCGTGACACAAAAGTCTTTTCCCATCCAGTTTTCAGTTGATGACACGCTCGATTCTCTTCGCAAGAAGAACACGCTTGCCACGCACACCGGTAAGTCCAAGGTGTGCATGGAGATGCTTAAGAGGGGCACGATTTTCCTGGCAAAGGGAGCAGAGACTATCACCACCAAATACCCAAACCGGTATGTTGATCTTGATGGCTACTCAAACCACCTGTATCTCCAAATAGACCAGTTTGATAACCTGTTGTATGATATTTACGACAGCTACTCCGAAGAGCTTTCCGAGGTGTCGCCGGTGCTTACTTATCTGTTTGCCATAGGGTCGAACGCCATGATGTTTAGCATGACTCGCAAAATGCTTGGAATTAGCAAGCAAGCGGGCGGCATGCAGCAAATGCACGGCATGCAGCCAAACATGGGCATGCACCAAAACATGGGCATGGGCATGCCTAACGCGCGGCAAAACACGGCAAGACCCCCCAGTGGCAAGAGGAGTGTGCACTTCTCTCCTACGCAACTGAACAAACTCAAGGGCGCGTTTGGCCAATCACAGCAAGAAGAAATGAGCGGTCCCGATAATGACAGCAGCGACGACGACGAAACTACTAAGACCGCACAGATGAGCACAAAGAATACGGACGAAGTGGAGAGTGTGTTCAACGTTAGCAGCAACGAGGCATCAGAGGAAGATGACGATGGTGAAATTGACTCCGATAGCGATGATGAAACTACACAGGCCACCACGCTAAGCCCTATTAAGGAGCAATCACATACCACCAACAACACCCAGGATGATGACCAGGAAACACAAGCTTCCTTTGTGACATACGAAGAACCCGAGAAACAGAAAAATAAAAAGAGAAAATATAGGCGCTCACCGCGCGATCAAACCCCGGACGACAAAAAAATGAAATTTGACGTGTAAGGTGTAAATCACCATAGTATTTTTTTTACATATTCTATCATAATTTTTTGTATGTGCATAATAAATGGACAATCTTTTGAAACTTGTTCTGGGAATTGTTGCTGTGTATGTTGTTACTGGTATGGCAAAAAAAGACTGTAAAAGCATACAGCGCGTAATACAATCGTCTACCACAGATGGCGACACACCTAATCGCCACTACCGTATACAACAAAAAAACAAAATATCTAGTCAATCGTCATCTAACAACAACAAGTGCATTATATTTTCAGCTCCAGGGTGTCCCCACTGTGTAGACGCAACCCCCGAATTCGAAAAAACACTTAAAATAGCAAAAAAGGAGGGTATTGATGTAAAGATTGAAAAGGGTCACAGCGAAGCCAAAAAGTACGGGGTACAGTATTTTCCAACAATACTCATAATAGACACAAAAACATCAAAACAAAAGGAGTTCAAAGGCCCTAGGAAGGCTACAGCTATCATCGACGCAATAAAAAAAATGAATTAAATATATAAAGATGAATGATTTAGAAGTTGGTGCAGTGCATGTAGGTTTGTACGCAGTACTGATTTTCATTATGTACAAAGGTGTCTCTAGTAAATATTTGGAATTAAAAGATATGCAAAGTGAAAAATTGATAACAGCTTTGGTCTTTGCTGTTATTGCAACTTTTCTTTTTGCTTTTGGCTATGGTCATATAGTACCAATAATTACATTTGTTTTATGCTGTGTATTATTTTTTGTAGAGGGTTCACAATTTCCAATGCTTGTGTACGCCGTGATAATTTTTGTTTTGTCACTGCTAGCCTCATTTGTATGGCCTAAAAACAACCCGAACTTTGATTCTATTGTTTCCTCTGTGTGCATACCTGTGGTTTTTGCTTTTTTGATAGCGCTTAAGAAACGCAATAATGAAAAATATAGCAATGCTTATGATGATTCATCACTAGCACAAATGTATAGGTACGGCCCAATAACGTTTCAGGTTTTACTAGCAGCGGCAGTAATCTTTAAATCTAAAAACTGTGAAAAGGGTTTTGAAGGACTACCAGCTATTGCTACAGCTAGTTCATTTTTAGTTACATTTTTAAGCCTCATGTATTTTTTTGTAAATTTCGTTTACATGAAAAAGCTGTACAGAGATGGTGTAACAAACGTCGAAAGAAAGTCCAAGATAACTTACTATGTCTTGATAGTAAACATACTTCAATGCGTGATTTCTTGTGTTGTAAACTTCCACTGCAACAAAGCAGGCGCTATTTGGGACCCTAGTTTTGCTACTATTTTAACATTTGTAATGTCACAATTGGCAATGTTCTATGTTAGAGGAACAACTACAAAAACAAAACCACCACCACCACCACCTAAATCACGACAAGAATGGCAAAAAATAGTACCACCACTATCACCACCACTATCATCATCACCAATACCACCATCACCACTATCACCACCACCTCAATCACCACCACCTCAATCACCACAACCACAAACAAATCTTGATTTTAAAGATGAGGCAATAACATTAGTTATACCAAAAGAGTTTTTTAAATGTGATACAAAAGCAAATAATCATACAATTACAAAACCGATTTGCGATATAATTTACAATAAACTTATACAGGATGACGACATAAAAAACAAATTACAAGAACATAAGATATCTGATTTATATAAAATAGATAAGGGTAAAATATGTGAGATATTATACAATACCTCAGGAATTGTTCCCGAAATAACATTTACAAATGATGAGGTAACACAGATGAGAAATGAATTTGAAAATGGTAAACACAGTAATTTAACAAATGACAACACACGTATAGTTGCTATAATTGGATACGCTCGAGACACAAATAAACTACTAAGATTGACAAATAAAACAAAGTTTAATACAAATGTAGTACAAGGCATAAATAATATATTTAGTGATTGGACTTTAAATGCAAATAATAATTAATCTAATCTAGACCCACACTGTCCTTACTTTCAGTAAACAACTGCTTTTTAAGAACTTCCTTAACCTTGGGTAAAAAGGCTAAAACCATGGGTTTGTACTGTGCTAATTTGGGGTCCGAACACAAAACACGCATGACTATATCCTCTAAAACATTACAAAAGGCTTTACAGTTAACATTGTTCTGCTTGAAGCTGCTCTGTACGTAGCCGGGTAGCGAAACCATTACATTCTGAATTAGATCGCGGTCCATGTTTTGCATGAGCATCGGAATAAACCCCATCGCCTTTTCCATTGGGGATGACTGATGCCCTTCCTCATCACACTCAGCTTTGTGTTGTGAATTTAATTTGTGTAGCTTTTCAATATATGAAATACAAGATAGTTTACTTTTGTTTGACATGTCCTGAAAGATGCCAAAGTCATTGAGGTAAGCCAGTTTAACATCCATTTTTTTGCTAACCAACTCATTTAGCTTGTGGTGTGTTGCAAAAGATGCAAACATGGTTAGAGGCATAGAAGAGTTGTCTAGACCCATTGCGTTAATTTTGTTTAAATACTGTTGCTGTTGTGGTGTAAGGTTTAAACGTCTACCTAGTTTAGAAATAAATTCAATAGCAATGCGATTAAATTTTTTTGTAATGCGAACACGGTTGCTCCCCCCCCCCTTTTCTTCAGGAAGACGAATCTGAGACAATGCACCCATTAACATTTGCTCCATTTTGTAGTATATACAATAAAAAGAAATATAAAGTTAGAAAAGAGACAATTTATCCAGAATTTGTACGGCTACCCCAATTATTAAAATCATTTATAAAAATACTATGAATGTTGTAATTTGCTAGGCGAGGTGGTAGTTCTTTTTTTTGTTTACTGTGTTTAGGAATATAAACTGAATTTCTAGTTCTAAATATTGGTATTCTTTCATTATTTCCGTATGGATGAAAACGCACACATTTAATTTCAGTTTCGTATGGATTAAGGTCTGGCGAAAACTTTTGGTAAATTTGATCTATTTTATTATTTCTGTGATTAGTCCATCCGTACTTTCGCATGTGACGCAAGTATTCTTTACCGCCCTTTAAATCTGGCTCCCAATAACTATCACGTGGAAATAAGTTATCAGGGTCATAATATTTAACGTAATCGTACGACCGTCTATTTTTTTTTAACCATTTTTTTCGGGTATGCATTTAACTTTATTATAACAATACAAATTATCCCGACGCAATAAAAAGCAGTGCTCCAACAACAATGCCAATGTATTGCCCATTTTTTGTAAGTTTGTTGCTAGTCAATTTTCGATTGCATACAAAAAATATAAAATAGGTCAAGGTAGCAAGTGTTAGGCAACCTAACACTCTTTTTTCCATTTTATCTTTGACAAGCAGAAAATAAACAACAAAAAAAACAATTTATACTTTTAAAGTAAATGTTACTTAGATCTCTAACATTAATTTTGCTAAGTTTGTCATTTTATGGTGCTACATTAAGCATAGTATTTTTTACCGTAGGCGCATATGTAATGAACTTTATAACAGTTTCGCAAGCACAAGAATTGGTAAAACGTAACTTTTCACCAATGATGACTGTGTTTAATTTGGCTAACATGGCTAGTAGTAACAACACAAATTTGAATATGGGACAAAAGATAAATAAAGAAATCTATAAAATTCGTAATCATATAAAAACAGACAAAAGTTTAATTGAAAATGAAAAAATTAGACTTGAAAAAAATACACAGGTTGTGATAAAATCGCTAAAAGTTTTTAGCTTAATTTGTGTAATTTTGGTTTTTATAGCATTATTAGTGTGGAGACTTCTGGCACGCAAGTCATTTTATTTTACAAAAGTTTTAAAAGAAGCTTTAATTATAACCATAGTAGTAGCATTTATGCAAATAACATATACTATATTCTTTTTAAAACGCATGTATTTGCTAGATAACAAAAAAGCATTTAGAATTGTGTTTTCTAACACTACGACACAAATCCCTTATAATAATAATAATAATGAAATAGACAGATAATTTTAGAATAAAAATAGGTTAATTATAGTCTTGGCTTTTAAAAAACCCAACCGTTTTGCAAACAACAAAGATGCAATAATACATAACACTGATATACATATTAAAAGTAAAATTCTTTTTTTTTCTTTAAAATCTTCTTGTAGCGTAAGTACTGTGCTTTGAGCCTCGCTAATAGCAGAAAGTCTACGGCTCATAATTTCTTTGTGGTTTTCTTTTAAAACTTCTTCGTTATCTTTTAGGTCATCTAAACTTTCTTTAGCTTTTGTTATACTTTCTTCTAGTCCTTCAATTGATTTTCTCGCCTTGCATAAAGTTTGGGTTGCTTTAATGGCGCCCATACCTATGCCCATAAAGGGACTTATCATGTCACCATAATCCTGAAAAGTATTCCACTTCTCCCATGCTCTTTTAAATATGCCTGGTTTTTTAGCCTCACCCCCGTGAGATGACATTTATTTATTATACATAATAAATAAATGAATAGAAAAAAATACGTAAAAAAAAGATACTATTTCGGGACAAACTCAAAGGTGTACGTGACACCCAACCGTGTGTACAAAGTAATGAAAAACAGTCAACGTACACTTAAAGAAGTTTCAAATATGCGACACTTTTCTAGGCTTGGCATTACTGTTCCGATATTAGACGTTAAACATGACACAACAAGTAAAAGCATAACAGTTGTAATGCCACGATGGAACCAAATAACAGATATGTTGTCAGACAAAACAACATCATCACAAATGAATAAGCTAATAACGGCTGTCAAAAGGCTTTTATCCAAGATGATAAAAAATCATGTTTTGTGTCTTGACGTTAGACCTGGTAATACCGTAAAAAAAAATGGAGTGGTAAAGCTGATCGATTTCGGTGACGAGTACTGTGTAAGGTGCCCAGGCAACTTAGGTAGTAAGTACAAGTCCATAATAAAGGATGCTCTTATTGTACAGTTTGTAACAATTGCGCGTAATTACTATAAAGTACCACAAAAAACAGATATATGGAAGCGCGTGAAGAATAAAGATAGTGTTTTAAACTTGCTAGTAGACAACTTAAAATCGAACAAATGTATACAAGATGTTGCGAGTGATTTGGCATATTTGTTTTCTGTGTACGCCAAAACACACAAGTATGACAAAAATCTTGTGCGCAGTATTGTACAAAGTTTGTGATAAATTACAATACGTCAGCTATGTAGTTGTGCACAAATGAATTGTGGTTGTACACAACGCGCTTAATAGGAAATTTGTACCTATGGCCGTGTTTCATACGAGAAACTCGTTTCTCCAATCGTACGTGAGTTGTTACTTTGTCGTGCAGTCTTTTTAAAAACAGTACTAAACTTTGTGTTGATCTAAGTGCTTTTGACACAATCTTGGGTGTAACGTTTTTTTTGTAATGTTGTCTACACTTTGCACATGGTAAATATTTAGGCAAAAAAACAGTTAAGAAGGATTTCCACGCATTAGTCTCTTTGGCATTTGGGTTGTAGCGAACCGATGAATTGTGAATAAGTTTCCAATAAGACGGTCCCCATATTTTTGGATTTATGTCAAAGTTTCTGTCGACTTCTTTGAGTGCTTTTCTTATGTACTGGTCGTGCTTTAGAACTCTATTGTATCCACGCATAAAGCTTATTTATTAACCAGAACAAAATTTGTTTTGTCATCTCATTACTTTGTCTCTACACTCATGTAAATGGAAATAGTGTATTCAGTGCAGCATGTTCTAACAAAAATATATTCAAAGTTTGGTGGGACCTCCAACAACAGCGACATTAAAAACAAAGCTTTGCGTAAACACATTGATGCCCCGACGAATGCAGTTGTACAAACAAATGTAGCAGAAATTAGCAAGGTTAACAGACTGTTAGAAACTAAAAAGGAACCACAGGAAGTAGAGGTGGCGCAAACAAAACCACCCAACACGTCTAAAATATCAGAAAACTTATTTGACATGTCATACTGGACGAGTAAAAAATAATTTAATTTTATAAATGAAATTAAAACTAGCAAAAAAACGCTTGGTGCATCACATCACAAATGACGTTGCACAGATAATTATTGAATATTTAAAACCAAGACGTCTTGGAATTTCTATGTACACTTGCGTGACCTGTCTTAGAAAATTTAAATATCCTATGTGGACCATAGATCTTACATTCAATAGAAACCGTTATATGCTATACTACTGCTCAGATGTGTGCCACGAACCACATAAAAGCGCTGCAAAAATACAGAAAAGCCTAAATCTATACTAAAATTTACCTAATTTTTGCGTTGCATATTTTTTAGTATTAACCATAGATCCAACAGGAGCACGATTGTCGCGCCCGTATGGATATGTTTTGTTATTGGTAATGCTGTCGGGGTACTTAAGCCAGTATCTCCGGTCATAAAACATAGGATTGCGACTAATTGATGTGCGTGCCAGCACGGGTGTTGGATATTTTTGCAAAGAAGGGGTAGCCTCCATACAACGTTTTTTTACATTCATTTTGTTGTAATTTCTTATATATGGCAGTGGTTTTTCAAATTTGCTGTAGTTTGGCTTTGTTCGATCCGTGTGTGAAAATTGTCTAGGCCTTGAGGGCATAAATCCGAATCTTTTTTGTATTGTTACATAGTTGTCGTCTGTTTGCAAATCGCAATACATATCTTTGTTTTTACATAGAAAAAATTGTATAATACAAATTAAGCTGTAAAACAATTTATATCTATACAGCATAATATCGAACCCATTTATTCCAGAGTTTATCGTATTTCCATCTGGTACTCCGTGGTTTTGCGTATAAATAAACTATCTTGACAATATCTAATAGTATGCCATTTTTTTCTAATGCTAATCTCAACATTTTCTTCATTACAATTTATTAAAACAAAATAAATATAATTTTAAAAATAAGGTGTAATAAATACACGTATAATAAATCTTAATCCGTCCACAAAATATCGTCTTTAAATGCCCACGCACGCGTATGAACATCCTTTTTGGGTTTTAAAACTGCTTTTTTAATTTTTTTTTGTTTTAATTCTTTTTGCTTGTTTTCTATTTCTTTTTCTTCCTCAATCATTTGTTTGTGTAAGGTGCTAAAATTTTCCATCTTCCACTCTTTTGATTCATATTTAGCATAAGACTCCATTTAAATTTTGGCATAGATAATATATAATTTTACCTAAACAATTTGTTTTAATTTTTTTGTATGCTTTATGTAAATGTTTAGGCATTCATACTACCAACAATACAAACATGCCAACAACTTTAACACATACAACGATTCTCAGACTAATACAGAACTACCAATTAACCCACTGTACTATTTTGAACAACCTTTAAATTCATCGATTTCGCGAAAGCCAATCGACGCAGTAAGACGCATGAGTGCCCTCCGTGCGTCACAATGGAACACGGAAAATAAACATGGTATGCGCTTTGTCCAACCTGCTGTACGCAATAGAATAAATAAACGGCACGGACGGACCATTTTTGCGCGTAAAGACGACTCGCGTATAATTACAAACCCCAAACTTCGTGAAAAATTAAGAGAGTATGGCGCAATTGGAAATAGTGCTGGCGAGCAAATTGCAAGAACAGACCGCTTGCTGCATTTTCGTAACAATCTTGAACTACTACCTCAGGCCCTTAAAAAGTATGGATAAATATAATTAGGTAGCTTGAAATCCGTTAATATTACCATAGTTGTATACAAATGCGATGCTTAATGCCACAACAACCCACCCAAGAAAAAAAAACCAACTTAAGCGCGAGGGCAACATTTTGAGATCATCACTAGAGATTTTTACAATTTCGCTCATTTACTACAACAAGCATATTTTTGACGCGCAAATACAATACAGCTTATACACATTTGTCTCTTAGCTCTTTAAAAAAAAAAAATAAAATCGTAAATGGATTCAGTCGACAATAACGTACTTACGGTGTGGGAAAATGGCTGTTTTCATATGAATAACACAACATTTATGTGTGGAAAAAAACGAGCTTGTGCTTCATATTTATGCGCACTACACGCACCAATATACAAGCAGTCACAAATGTTATCTTTTGAAATCCTACGACAATGGATAATTGATGTCTTATGCGAAACATCAAATAAAGACATAACACTCTATGCTTATAACAAAATTTATTTGCATCTTTACAATGCATATACATTATTTATGTTCTCGCCTATTACACCATATTTGAGTTTTATGCAAACACTTCGCAAGAAAGCTTTTTATGTGGCTAAAACATATAATTTTAGAATACCAATAATTATAATTAATGATATTATGTCAATACCTATAGATGCTTGTTGTCATATATCGTTTAAAACTTACAAAAAATGCAAAAAATGCGTATATAGACGATTTAAAATACGGGAGCGCATACGTCGTAAACTACCTTCGCCGCTAGCTAATATTTGTATGCAATATTTTTTTCTTGTTTGTTAAAAAATTGAATTAATAAAAATTTATATTTTTTATATAAGGGACACTTCATGAGTTTGGATAACTTAATAAAAGATAATATACTTACAAAAGACAAAAATTTGTTTTTAAATTTGTGTAAGGATAAAAAATTAGTGGCCGAAGGTAAAAAAGGATCATATTCTATATGTGGAGATGGAGAACATGGTATGAAATATTTTAAAGGTGTAGACACAAGTGTAAAACAAATTGACGATAATAATATTTTTTATGCAGATGCTATAAATGAAATTGTTATGTTATTTATATTTCGTGAAGTTTCTTATTTTATGAAAGCCGGTGCTATAAAACCATTTGCATATCTAGATGATAATGAAAAAGATTTGTATATTTATACCAAAGCATACACCGGTGATTTAGATAATTACGTAGAAAAAGAAATAAAAACAAAAACTAAAGATATTCAAAATACTAATATACAATTTGTTTTAGAAAGTCTTTTTAAATTATGTCAAAAAATGTCATCCGACGAAAATTTTAGTTTTGTACATGGAGACCTGAAAGCCAAAAATGTATTCTATTTGTATGATAATAACAGTAATAAACTTAAATTCTATATTGGAGATCTTGGAACTGCAAGAGTTTTACATAAGAATGGATTATTAATACACTCTATACGTGGAAAATTAAATTTTAACAATCAGATAAATTTAAACGATTCAAGTACTTTTGATAAAGAAAATCAATATATAAGATTACCAACTAAAATGTGGGTTAACCTCACAAATACCTTGGGGTTTGGGGCTACTATTGAAACACTCAGACAAGGTAGAAAATTTCCAGATGAAAAAGTAAAATATTTGGAGTTTATTGTTTTGATGGCATCTTTTACGCTTACTCTAGCACATTACAACTGTTCATTAAATGTTGTATACGCATTTTGGCGCCAAATTATACATAAAAATGATTTTTCACATTTTGTAAATAGTTTAAACATATATAAAGGTAATAATAAAGAATATCCCAGACTACCAAGGGCATGGGAGCTTGTACGTGATGTATATATAGATATTAGTTTTGAAAATATACAACAAGCTATAAATATGTGTAATAAAAATAATAATTTTTGCGAAGATATTGATTTCAATGATATTTTATTTAAGTCGACTAGTATGGGTACAAAATTCAAATATAACTTAAAAAAAATCAATATTAATTTTTTATTAAATTTTAAAATTTTGTGTATATTTTTTGTTCTATGTTGTTGTATAGCATTAGTATTTGGTATGTATAAAACGACACATTGTCCTAGCAAAAATTATTCTAAGTTACAATCTAGCGAAATGACGCAAAAGTTGTTTGACGCTATAATTGCAATGACAGATCAATAAAACATTTTGTATGCATATTTATATAGATGAATTGGGTTTTTGTAAAGAAAGAAGAATGCGAGGGGCACACTAGAGTACTAAAACCTATGATTATAAAAAATAATTACATGTCTTGTTTTAATAAGAACGCCACTGTCAACGCAGTGTGGTCAAAGCACAAGCCTCTACCCAGTTTGCCTGTGTATAAAAAGTTACCCATGCTACAAAAAAAAATATTTGCTTTCAGTAAATGATGCCATACTATGATAATTTTAACACAAGTGGAATTATAGATAACCTTTTTAACAATGTTTTTGAAAACTTTCTTAAATCAATTTTAAAAAAAGAACTTGATACTATTACACTTAACGATGAATTGAATTTTAACTTAAAAGATAGTGTAAATATGATTTTAGCTTCAATTGATTTAGACGCAACTGTAAAGGTTGATAAAATTCTTGGCGCGGGTAACTTACATAATTTAGTCACACAAACACCTGGTCCCATAAGTTGGCATATGAACGATGTTTATGTAGCGAACACAAAAATAGAATGTGATCTAGATTTAACTTTTGTAACACGGCTTCATACAATAATTTCCGGTTTGGGGTATGACGATGATCGAAAGTGGAATTTAGATGTAATTGCAAATTTTAAAGTGCAGTTAGATTCAAATTTTTATCTACACCCTCCCAGTCTAGTGTCAGATGGTAATAAGCTCATATTTAAAACAAAGGTTTATGAAGATAAAGATAAACTTTTCAACAATTTGACTTATGAAGCAGAAATAAAAGAAATAAGAGGAGAAATGCCTACCATTATTTACGATCAGTTTGAAACTTTTATTAAAAATCAAATTAAAAAAAATATAATAGAGCAGCTGGATTCTGATAGCGTGCGAAAAAAGATCAATGATGCGTTAATAACAAAGGTGTCCCCGTTAATTATTGCTAAGATAAAAGATTTAAAAATAAATGTTAGTGGATTAAGCGATGATTACAACATTTTTATACATACCGGTGTTGTTCCATACGAAGAAAAAAATAATGAATTTGCATAAGAAAGAATGAGTTCTCAAATACTAATCAAAGCAACAGAAATTGAATTTAAAAATGGCTCGGGTACAACCGGTACACAGTCTATAAACAACGATGGGAACATTGCTGTGTCGCGAGTTGTCAAGTGCACACAAGGCATCACGTCGGCTTCTTTGGTCGTAGCTGGTGGAAGCTATTCTGCTACCACTGACTTTGACGATGTCGCACTCACTGAAATGCAGCTCAATGACGACCAGGGCACACCTGCTAAAATAACTGTACAGGCACCAGCTACAGTAAGTAGTGCGTACACCGTGACAATGCCAGCTGCACAGGGCGCAAATGGCGAAACCCTTAGTAATAATGGTTCGGGTGCGCTTTCTTGGACTGCACTGAGTGACGGTCAAAAAGACTATGCGCGCATGCGTCAGTCTAGTGCGCGAGGAACCGTAAACTATAACACGTGTAGGCCATTTACTTTCGACACGCAAGATCATGCAAGCAACATTACATGCAACACCTCAACTGGGTTGTTTACCGTGTCACGCGATGGAATATACATTGTTGAAATGTCCTTTTCGGGGGATGACGCAAGCTCGTCATCCAACAAGGCTGGCTATGTCGCGGTCAATGGAACTCCGTCTTTAAGTAATATCATTCTTAATTATGATGCAGACAGTGGAACAGACAATTTTCTAAACTTGTACGGAACGTGTGTTTTAAGTTTAAGCGCAAATGACACAGTCGGTGTTTGGACAGGGGGCGTCTCTAACACCACTGCAATCAGTGATAACATTGTTTTTCAAGCAAATGCATACTACGTAAATATTTACCGGATCTAAACGACCTCTTAAAAATCAACATCAGTTGAAAACACACTTTCCTCCTGCTTAACACCAACCCCACTTAGTTGATACTCGGAAACTCGCTGCTCGAAGAAGTTTGTTTTGTTGTTTAGCCCGCTTGTTTCCATAAATGGAAAGGGATTTTTTGTGTTGTACACCGGCGAAAACCCTGCTAAAACCATCATGTTGTCTGCTACACACTCGACAAACTGACCCATAAGCATTTTGTTCATTCCAAGCACACAAACATCGAGAGCTTCGTCAACAAACCGTTTTTCTATGGTCACAGCCTTTTTTAGGATTTCAGTAGCAGCTGCTTCTGTCAAAACAGTTTTGGGAGAAAATACACCTAGCTCCTTAAAATGTTTTGGCACCTCTTTCATGTTGTAGCGTTTAAACATCATAAAGCTAAACTGACAGTGCAGCCCTTCATCTCTAGCAATAAATTCATTGGATTTACACAACCCAGGCATTTTGTTGCGTGTGCGAAAGAAAAATATAACCGCAAAAGAACTTTGAAATAATAGGCCCTCCATCAATCCAAACGCAAACAATCGAATATTTAGTGGCACGCCGCTGCCCATGTACTCTAGAGCCCACGTAGCTTTTGCTTTTATGGACGGGTCGGTATGCACAGCATTAAACAATTTGCTTTGTTTTATTTTGTCTTTCACCAACGTTGTTATTTGCAATGAATATGTCTCGCTATGAACTTGTTCTATCAAATTTTGCATTGCGTAAAAATATTGTGCTTCCAAACCACTTATTTCATTCACGAAATTTACGCTTATGTTAGCACTTACCAGTGTGTCGCTACTTGCAAAAAAAGCTAAAATGTTTAAAAGTAGCCTCTGTTCACTGCTCTTTAGACTTTGAAAATCCTTGTGGTCGTCTACAAAATCAAGTTCTTCTGCTGTCCAAAATGCAGCAAGGTGTTTCTTTGCGTGTTCCCAAACCTCATTGTCCTGTATGGGGAAAAGTGTAAGACGAGATTGTGTTGTTAGTAAACTTGCCATTTATTATATCAAATATATTATTTATAGTAAACACCACAATTCAATTTTGCTGTATACTTTTTTGTGCAAAGCAGCGCTCTGACATTATTTTTTGTCTCTTTAAATAAAATGAGTAGAATTACTGTAAAAAACACAGAAATAGAATTTAAGAATTCAGGCGGTACAACTGGTACGCAGTCCATTGACACCGACGGAAACATAGAATTTAGCAGACACCTTGAATGCTCACAGGGACTTAGTACGAGCGCTCTAACTGTCAGTGGTACAGGTCTATACAGTGCGCATACAAACTACTCGACTATCGCAGCAGACGAGTTTCAGCTCAAAGACGACCAGGGCACACCCGCTAAAATTACAATTAAAGCCCCGGCTACGGTGACTGCATATTCGGTTACAATGCCTGCTACACAGGGAAGCAATAGCCAAATTCTTAGCAACAATGGGTCGGGTGTACTATCATGGACAGACATGGGCGATGGCCAAAAGGACTACGCACGTATGCGTCTATCAGGTGGGGACAGCTCGGTAAACATAAATTCACTACGCCCATTACCATTTGACACACAAGACCACGCAAATAATATAACATGCAACACATCGGGTGGGCTTTTTACTGTTTCTAGGACAGGTGTGTACGTGCTACAATTTACATTTTCGGGAGACCACGGTACTACAAGCTGGGCTGTGTACGCAGCTGTAAACGGAACACCTGCTTTGGCCAATCTTTTAGCGTCGTATGATGGCGACAGTGATACCGACAATTTAGGATCTCTCAGTGGGTCGTGCATTTTGTCCTTAAGCGCAAGCGACACAGTTGGAATTTGGTTTGCAGGAATTTCTTCGACTAGTGCTGTGTCTGACTCTATATCAATAAGCGCAAACGGTGCCTTTGCTACTATCTTTCGCCTTTAACTCCATGCAAACTGGTCTACTTCGTCAACGACGCTCGTAGAAGATTCGCCCAGCTGACGGATCTCCAGAGCAGCTACCTGCACCCATTGTGTCGCACCACCGGTTCGCGCCGCAACACCGAAATGACTGCCAGTTGGCAGTGTGCCTACATCGTTGTACTCATACAATATAGGCGAGTTATCTAGCGCGTTTCCGTCCACGCTGACTTGTAGCTGTGTTCCGATTTTACGGACTGTCCAGTTCTGGTAATATTGGTTTCTTGTGATAGAGCTTACGTGACCGTTATTAGAGCTGTCACCAACGCCAAGTAGCAACGTGGCACCATTGTTCCAACGGTACGGTTGGCCATTACTGTAAAAGTGTATTGTAAATCCGTGACCACTAATGGCGGTACCACTGGCGGCCTTTAATTCGCTATTCGCATTGTCGTAATCAACGTCGCCTTGGTCGGCATTCCAAAACAGGGTAAACCCGTCGCCATGTGAAGATCCGGGGTAGGATCTTATTTTAATTCGCATTTCAAAATCATCAATAGTTGATCCAGCATTCCAAGAGAGCGCTCCGTATTGACTCCCCGACCCATTAGCGATAATATCAACGGTTGTGTTTGTTGTACTTGAAACATAACTTGCAGTTCCCTGTAATAAAAATCCCTTGTTAGTGGGCGTGCCCATGCTACCAACAGCCCAACAAACCAAAGTTTTTCCAAATTCCCATCGCTTAGGAAACTGATTCACGTTACTCGGAACAGCCTGGCCTGTTGATGCCACACTAGAAAATTTGTAGTAGATTTGAGCCGATGTAAGTGGGCGCCCGATTGTCCATGAAAAATAAAGATTATCTGCTGTACTATCAAAACCTACTACAAAGTTGTTATCATCTAACTTCATAAATTCAAAGCTAGCATCATGATATAGTGCTCTCATATTTTTATGAACAGTAACTTGATGATCATGGTTGCTAGATTTCAACAGTATTACCATTTCGACTGCGTTGGTATTTGTCCAAAAGTTTGCAACAGAATAGTCGTAGCCAGTTGGCGAACTTACTGTACCACTCAGAGGTATAGTTTGCTGCAATGCAGCCGTAAGACTCTGTGTCACAACAATTTGAGTACTATTTACGCTATTTACCATTTTGCAGTCGAAGTAAGCCGCTGTATCATAATCGCGATCTTGCCCTGCTATACTTCCATCACTAGAAGATGCTTTTACTTGTAGTGTCACTTCGTCGTCCGCATTTAAATATATTGTCTCAAAAATGTTACCAATACCAAAAGCACCACCTGCGTTGAAATTTTGGTGTAAATATTGTTTTGTGACTATAGAACCATTTACAGCAACGGCTGTGAAATAATCGTAGCTGGAACCAGTTCCTATGTGCCAATGCATTGAACACTCGTAATAACCAGCCTGGGTAATCACAAATTTGTTGTTGGTTATGTCCATTGTCATGTTCACTGGGACGAGAGAGCCATCATCAAATTCAAACGTTTTAAAGGTTGTACCCAACGTGCCCTCCATTGCAGTACTCGTAGATGTCATGCACATGCGACCATATGCAAAGACACTGCTAAAGGTTCCTTTGTTTTCCCACACGGGCGTACCACCAACATAGTTTAATGTTTGGTCTCCGCTAGTAGCAGGTGCTGCTAGACGCTGCCATCCATTTATGCTATTGCTTATAAGCATTTCACCAGTCGAAAAGCTATTTGGAATATTAGCAACACCAATGGACCCCCCAACCAATTTACATGTAAAAGCAACAGCGTCTCCGTCACGATTTTGTAGATCGATAGCATCACTAATAGAGGATTTAACATATATTTGTATTTCATCGCCTGTAACAAATTCCATGACGGGAAACACGACATACAAAAAGTTACCAATGCCATCTGCTTGACCCCAAATTGCGCGTCCATGTGCTTGTCCGTTTTTGTAAATTTGTGCGCCCCTATCGTTGCCCCCACCGTTGTCTGTAAGATACCACGACAATTCATAAACACCGGGCAAACCTATTGTGAATTTACCAGTGGACGTATCTGCTGTCATGTTGTACATTGTGTCGCTACCAGTGAAATCGTCAAATAACGTATAATTAGTTGTAAATGTTGCGACGGTGTCATCCCCATGACAATACATGCGCCCGTATGCAAATTCGGATGCCGATATCCCGGCAGCCGACGTCCATGCAAGATCCCCCGATGCGCCGTCCGTGGTCAACACTTGTCCAGCAGTTCCAAGTGATTGTGGAAATGTCAGTGCGTATGCACTTGCCATGCCCGTATTTGATTTTATCTGTATCTGTGTGTTTCCGGTGCCAACATTGACCTGGAGCGCACCATCAAGCACGCCACTGTTGTCAAGACTAACAGTTGTGCCCAAGTCTGGACTAGTAATGGAGAGTGCGCTGTCTGTCCATGATAGGTTACCATCTACATCCCCCTTAAGTATTTGATTGGCCGCACCAACATTCACCGGAAGGGTCATTGTCCAGTTTGTGACCCCGGTTGTTGGCAAATCAATTCCACACGTGTTGCTTTCGCCATTCATGAGCGTCAAGTTTGTGACACCCGTCCCAGTGGACGAGACTACACCCAAATCTGAAATTGTCATTACGTTAGTGCCATTTGCGCTAAGCAACTCGCCCGCCTTGGGCCTTGTCCACGTGAGCGTACCGGTGCCATCCGTGGTGAGAACCTCGTGCTGTGCGCCGCTGTCCGGAGGCATAGTGAATATGTAGTTGGTGCCATAATTGTCTGTCATGCTAGAGGGTGTTTTAAATGTCAGCGAGCCTGTTGTGGCTGCGTCCAGTTTTATTTGTCTCATGCCACTCAAGAGCCCACTGGCGTCGCCCAACGAAGCAGTAAAGTTTGCACCACTGCTTACAATACCTCTAGCTTTGTCTATGGTGTCTGTCCAATCCAATGTAGCAGCAGTAGTTGAGGTGCCACTAGCGCGATAAAGCACATGATTGTCTGAACCAGAGGTAGCCGGTAAAGTAATTGTATTTGCAGCTGTTTGAGATTGTGGGACAACTGTGAATGTTTTGGTGCTGTCATTGGCGTCTGTTGTAAGCGCAATGCTAGCCATATTGGTCAGATTGTCGTCGTCGTCGATTGACACGTTAGATGCCTTAAGGGTCGTACCGGCATCATGGAAGCGTGTAATTTGATGCTGTGTAGCTGACCCTTCCAGTGCAAAGCCACCAGATCCAATTTTTTTCACTATGTAATTGTCGTCCGTGTCGTTAATTTGTGATTTCACAACCAAAAACAAAGAGTGTGTGTCATCGCCTGTAATTGTGAGCGAGCCACCAACGACGCCATTGACTCGCTTGTTAGAATCTTGCGTGGATATTGGCACACTGTTGTTATACACCGAGTCTTGAGTTATTATAAGAGCGCGAGTGCCTACTGTCATGTTGTTTGAAATATTTACCGCCCCACAACTCGAGTTAAGACAATAGTAACCTGGGTCGGTCAGTGTGAGCGTGGAATTGACGTTTGACTCGACCACGGGTAGCCCATTTGGTGTTTTAAGCTCTAGGTACACTTTGGTCGTGTTGGGCGTGGTACTAGTGTCAAGTGTCACAGTGCTCGCAGTTAGTACACCTCCTTGAGCACTTGTTTGTTCGTATGAATTAAAAAAGTATTTCATAAGACGATTGCTAATTCCACCTGTCGCTCCCACGTAATGATGCGTAAAAACAACCCCAGAGTCTTCAGCTGAAGGATGCAACCTGATCTCATCCCCCTTTACAAGCAGGTCTTTGGTCGTTAAGAGGTTCATTGGCGTGTCCCAAGCCCCGAGGTTGACTGTTTTCCCCGACGTAGCAGGCAGTATGCTCCCAGAGTCTAAATGAAGGTCTAGTTTTAGTGGGTGAGCTGTTGAGCCTCCCTTGTTTTGAAACGAGGCTGTGCCTGTAGTGTTCGTGCACTGCACTAGGTCGTTCACAACCAGGGCGCTTGTTGTAGTGTCTACGTCCGTCAGGCTAACAAGATCAGACGTGACGGTTAGACTTGTCCAAGCAAGATTGCTGTCATCGTGCAAGTAAGAAAGAAACTTCTGTTCGCCAGCTGTGGTAGTTGCTGGCGCCGCAAGAACCCCCCACCCAGTGCTACCGTCCGAAACAAGCATTGTGTGTGCGCCCGTGCTAGGCGCAATGTCAAATTCCCATTTAACCTCACTCCCATCATATCGAAGAATCTTAGCTGTGCTAGGTGCTTCCAACACTTTCCACCCATCTTTTGATCCATTAACAAAATCACTCACTAGCATTTGCTGCACAGCTGTACTGGGCGCAACAAAATCTTCGTCCCAGCTTATGTTTGTACCGTCGTATCGCAAAACAGACGCGTTAGCGGGGATGCTCCACTGCACGGTTGTGTCGTGCATGAGCAAACCCTTTCCACTTGGGACAGATAAAGATGCCCAGTTGCTTGTGCCTGAATTGGTACTATACAAAAGCTCCTGAGCTGCGCTTGCAGCTGGCATGGCATCGACATCGGCCCAGTCAAGCGTTGAGTTGCTACCATCTCCGTGTGTATATTTAAGGTACTTGTCTGAACTGGGTGGAGCCAAAACTTTCCACCCATCCTTTACGTCACCGTCTACCATTCTGTAATCGCTTACCAACAATTCATGCGCCAATGTACTGGGTGCCACAAACTCACTGTCCCAATCAATGTTTGCACCGTTGTATCGCAATACTGACACGCCAGTGGGGGCCGCAAGTGGTGACCAATTGCTAGCAGCTGAACCAGTTGAACCACTTACCAAAAGCTGTTTTGTTTCACTAGCAGTGGGAAATGTTCCCGTGATGTAAATGGTGCCTGCCATAGCCGCGTGATTTTGACAATTGTAGTATAGTGTGTCTGGCGCGTCCCATTGTGGTGTAAATGTTACCGTGTTAGTGCCATTGCCAGTTAACGAAGCATCTGAATACTGGTTGGACGTACCAGTTCCCGACACCGTATTTATGTACATGGGGTGACCTGCTGCAACGGATGAAGTCACATCAAACACGTATGTTTGTCCACGTGTCAAGTACAGTGTAGGGTTGTAGTCACCACTGGCTCCTAGTGTTTGATTACCACTTAACCAATATTTGGTGGTCCCACTGTCATCCCCATAGCCGACTGTAATAGTGTTTGATATGTTCAACTCACCCCAACTTAGGCTACCACCATCAGTATATTTTAAATATCTATCTGATCCGGATGTCGGTGCAGCAAGCACCGTCCAGCCATGTTTTTCGTCGGTTTGGAAATTACTCACAAGAACCTCGTTGCTAGCCGTGCTAGCGGGCACGTGTCCACTGTCCGTACCACCAACAATGTAAATGGTGCCATCCATGGTGTCGTTATTCTCACATTGGTAATAAAGAATGCTAGGCGTGTCGTGCTGTGGTGTAAATGTAATTGTCTCAGTTCCGTTTCCGGTAAGACTGTTGTCAGTGTACAAAGCTGCGCTCCCCCCAGTATATGGAAGTGAATTGGTCTGAATGTAAAGCTTGTGTGAACCGATCACAGCCGACGCGTTAAAAACGTAGGTTTTGCCGCGAGTCAAATACAGTTCGGGATTTTTGTCATTAGTTGAGTCTCCCGATGTTTGTCCACCCTGGAACACATATCCCGAATCATATGTCACGACAAACGTGGTGGACATGTTTACTTCGCCCCACCCCAAACTTGCATTGTCAGTATATTTTAGAAATTTGTCAGACCCCGAAGTGGGAGCTTCCAACTTAGCCCAATTGGTTGTAGTACCGTCACTGACTAGCAATTCATTCGCTGCTGCACTCTTTACGATAGTGTCCACTGTGTGGTGTTCTGTTTGGTTCCATAGCAGTTTTGTTGCTTGTGCGTCGTCGTATTGCAGCACAGCTTTTACACTCCCACCGGACGGGGGGTTTAGCTTTGTCCACGTTCCAGCTGTATTGGCAAGTCCGGTACCATCACCATGTATGATACTGTATTCATCCGAAACTGGGAGGAGTGTCTCATTCACGGTCAGTGTGACTGCTGTCCAGTCTATGCTCGATGTTGTCCCGTTGCTAGTGTATTTTAAAAATTGATCGTTGGTGCCACTTGGCGCAGCTTTGCTTGTCCACCCCCCGGACCCATCAGAAACGAGTAGCTCGAGTGTATTGTTACCAGCTGACGGAAGTGCATCCACACTAGACCACGCAAGCGTGGTAGCACCAGAGCCATCCTTTTCCAACTTTAAATATCGAACAGTCGATAGAGGCATGCTAGTGTCATCGGGCGCTGCTAGCTTGGCCCACCCGGCATTCCCATCCGATTTCAAAATCTCAGTGGTTGTCCCACTTGTGCTGTCGGGTATATTACCTGAAAGACTTTCCCATTTCATATCTCCATGCTCGTCGGTAAAAAGATATCCAGACGAACCCGCTGTGGGGAGCGTGGGCCACTTAATTGTGCTATTTGTGTTACCATCTGTTGCATATTCAAGCTTTAAATAACCCGTTCTACTAGTATTATATATTTGAACTTTTTTTGTTGATATTGTTTCTGCTTCAATAAATCTATGAGTAGACATACTTTACATATAACAACAAAATATATTTACACATAATACAACTATGCTATGCTAATATTATTGGACTCAAAAAATCCGTCTATATCATCTGTCACAGATGGTCTTTTAGGATCATTGTGTTTTGCTTTTTTTGATCTGTATGCCCTGTCCTTTAAATCCACTACATTTTCGTTTTTTCGCTTGTTACTGTGTTGTGGTGCCTGTCTTTGTGCGTATGGCGCTGCACGTTGTGGCATCGTTGGCGGCATCGGCTGCATTTGCGCGTGGGGGTTCGTGCCAGGTTGTGCGATAGGCTGCATTTCTGGCTGGAAGTTGTTATAGTCGTTTCCTTCATAGTAATCGTTTTCTGGGTTCTGGCGTTTAGCAACCCTTGGGACTTTGCGTACAAGTTCGCTCATGTTCATGACAACTCGCTCCATTCTGTCTAGTCTTTCATTTGTTTCGTTGTTTTCTATGTTCTCACTGTTCGGTAAACTTGTAGGTGGGGGTGGGGGGCTAGGTGTTACTTTTTGTTGTACTTGTGTAGTACTTTTAGCAAAATATGTTTTGTATACATAAAAGGCAGCAATTGCTGCTATTACAATAAATGCCCATTTTGAATTGGTGCTAAGAACATCACCCATTTTGTATAAGTCAAACAAAGATTTAAAGTTTCAAAAATTAAACAACAAAACCATACTTATCTATCTATTTGATCCAGACCATGAGGTCGATGGAAGCACGAACTGATTCTCTTTGATTACACATCTTATCATTGTTGCGTGGATATACCAACTGAAACGTGATTGTTTCATCAAAGGGTGTGCGTGATCCCATCTCAGAGGTAAGAAGTCGCTTAGATGGAAGGCCCGGTGCTCCAAGTGTTACAGACGCAATAGAGCGACAACTGGTTGACCCCTCAATTGGTTTGCCATTGTGTTCACCTGGATAGGAAGTGTATGTTCGAAGGCTACTAAAATTGTTCATTTTAATGTGAACGTCTGGCCCAAGTTCATTTCTCATATACTCCATGTATGGTACCCACATTTTAATCTGATTGTCTGCTTCAAGTGTTTTGAAAACAAATGGGTTAGCATACAAATTAGCGCAAGCAAGGGGTGCTACTACCCTTGACTTAGACTTTACAATTACATCATATTCCCAACCAAGCGTAAGCAAAATGGAGCCAGTCGTCACACTGAACAAATAATGCTTGTTTGTGTCATTGACCAGCTCCATTCGCTCGGTCACCGAGTTATAAACAACTTCAATGCCTTGTGTGCCGAGGTTTGAAAGAAGCATACTTACATGATTTGCTAGATTCTCGCGACCATAGTCCATTACATCGATGGTAATTTCTTTACCAAAGTCCCAGACGTAAACAGGCTCCTTGTCTAAATTGTCGTTGTCCTTTTCCGAGCCGTCAGCGTCCATGCTCATTACAAAAAGTTTGTTATTAATAGGATGAACTCTGATAAACGGGTTTAAAATCATAGCTCTGGATATTTTAAAACGGTATACATCCCTAAAAAATCTATCTGTTGGCTTAAAAGTAGTTTCAACAGAAGATACATTAAAAGTCATAATTTGCCTCTTGGATGACATCTTTATATGCAAGTATATCATGTACAATTGATTTTATTTATGCACATCTTAACAAAATTTATGCTTTAAAAAGCATTGATTGTATTCTAAGAAGTTCTTCGGTGCCAAGATTCGAAACCGCTATTTCAAGCAGCTCTTTTGGCATGCTACTTTTCACATCACCTAAGACACTGTTAAGGCATTTTCTCCTAACGTAATTACAACAATTTGTTGTGTGTTTTTTACTGTCGTACTTTTTCCAGTTTGGTAATATTGGTTTAGATCCCTTTTTAACCACCTGGGGTATTGGACAAGGTCGCGAAAGCAGCTGTATGGATTCGTTTACAAAAGACTCGTCCAAATCTTTAAGCTCGCTTGCAACGACATCATTATTTTTTTGTCTTCCATGACTTATGCCAAAATATATGTCAGCTCGATTTGAATCTAGAGTGGAAGAAGGAACAAAGTCGCACCACCGTAGACATTTGTGGTACACTGCGTGTGACACTACGTCTATTTCGTCTGGTACGTGCTGGTGCTCCAGGAGATTAACCTTTTCATCGTAAGATAGCTCTTTAATGTAGTGCACATCACTGTTAAACTTTTCGTACACAAGGTAAGTAACGTGATCATCTGTGACAAAATCAAAAAATGATATACTTTTGAACTTCAGGCTTGTCATGTCTACCCAGGTCAAAATATTATCAATTTTCATTTCGTGTATCCATTGTATTCCATGCCGTGCCGTGTATTCAAATGCATAATAATGCTTTGAACTTATGAAATCTGCTGACAATTCCAAGACGTCTCCATACTGATCAACAAACTGCCCTGGTACGTCTAGTCTACTCGGGATTAACACACGGGAAAGCATTTGAGATTATGAAAGATGTGTGTTGTTATAATCTTGTACCTGTTTTGTGCTGGGTACCAAGGTCGGTACATAAGTATTTACTATGTATGTACCGACCTTGGTACATAAGAAAATACTTTTTTATTGTTAGTAATAAAGTTTGAAGCAAATATGCTAGACTTTTCAACAAAATCAAATTGTTTTAAATTTGCTTTTTTTGTATGCTCTTTAGTGATGATTTTGTCAATTTTAGTTTTTACATTTGTCAATAATAAAGAAAACTTGTGTACTTTACACAAGTTTAAGGGTACAAACAAATTAAATTTACAGGTTTACAACAGCATACTAAGAGTTGCTCTAAAAAACTTAGACAAGGAAGAATTGCGCCAAGATAGTCAAACAAGCACAGGTATCGCAATAAATAATGGCGCATACAAAGCATTAGGTATTTGCATCCTCGTAGCTAGCATACTAGGAATTGTAATTACTTTAATTATATCCTTATACATGTATGCCAAAGGTACTATACGTGATTACGTCGGAATTCGGTCTTTATCGGGTGCTTATAAAGCGGTGACAAGCGGCGAACCATTTTGTATTGTAAGGTCTATAAATAATTACGTCGCTTCAAACGGTGGCATTGACACAGTTTTAAATAAATTGTTTTCTAATAAAACCTTTTATAAGCTTATTTCCTCATATGCCTTGGAAAAAGTAAATTTTCCTATACCTATTTTAAAAACCATTAAAAATGACTTAATACAAAAATTTGGTTTACAAAAAGAAGACAATAATTTAACCTTTAAAACTAAAGACGGAGAAACTACTAAAAATGTACCGAGAATTTCAATAATTGAAAGTGGTGTTAGTTTGGAAAAATACGGTTTAGAAAACTATAACATTGGGGGTGTACTACCAGATCACATACCCGTTAAGAATATAGAGTTTAGTGTACCTGACGTATACTTGGAAGATATACAAATATCTATCGATCACAAAAGGTCTTTAAAAAAATCAGATATTAGTTTTGGAGCAACTTATTTAGATGATACTACCTCGAGCACTTTGTTTTCTGATTCGAAAGGAATGGTGATGACATGCTATGTTAACTGTAAGTCAGTACGAGCAAAGTTACTACTATTGGCAAAGTCAACTTCTAATTTTAAAAATCAAAATTGTATGTTGTTTGACCTACCTGTTACTGGAAACTTAAAAATTGACTTAGAAATAACCTGGGTGTCAAGTTTAGAAAAATGTACAATAAACATAAACAGCTTGAAAGTTGTAGGTGTAGAGGGAAATATTAATGTTGATAAAGTAGGCTTGATCACAGAAAAATTGGCTCCTGTGGTAGGTGAGTGTAAGGGAGATGACGTTTATTCTTCGCTAATAGGAAAAATTGTAGGTGGTGGCGATTGTTTAATGTTAAACGAAGATATGTCATGTCCATTCAAAGCAGACGAATCTGTAAAAAGAAGATATCTAAAAAAAGAAAATAAAAAGGGCGACGAAACAGTAAAGGGTCCTTTAGAATTTGGTATAACTTTAAAAAACTACTTTTGGGACACTAAAGAAACGCGCGAAAAAGAGCAAAAATATATGAATAAAACACACAATGACTATTGTACACACACAGATGCATTTAACGCAAAAATATTTAATTTTGTTAAATGGGGTTTACTCAACAAAAAAATTTCTGTTGTTGTTTCAAAAATTTTAGATAATTTAATATTACCACCTATAAAAAAAGCGATAGTAAGTGCTATTTTTAGCACAGTCGCAAAACTGCTACACGATTTGTTTGACAACATACACAACCCAAGTGACGACATCTTACAAAGTAGAAGCTTCCTTAAAGATAATATAAATGTAAAGGTTAAAAATATATTTAACAAATTTATAAAGCCGGGTATTCCAAAAATAAAAGTTAATTTCAAAGTACCTATTTATTTGGCCACTTACAATATTAATAAAGTGAAAATGACCTTTTTACCTAAAAATACATACAAAGAAAGTACAACAGACAGATATTTAAAGAAATGGAAAGCTAGTGACATAGACGAATTAGTCGTAAAACCTATAAAAGATCTTGAAACTGGGGTGTTTATTTGAATATCTACACAACACACTTAAGTTTTTTTTCTAATTCGTGGACGCGTGCGCGAAGTGACGACACCAAAACCGTTGTGTGTGCTATGTGGTGTATGCCCAACACCATGTCTGTAAAGTCCCCAGGGTAGGCACTGGATAATAAACTGGCGCTTATATTTTTGCTCTTTATTGCAACTTTGATTTCACTCAATGTTGTTAGAAGACTTGGTATCTCTATTTGTATCCTTTTGTATGGAGAAGACTGTTGCATCTTGTCTTTGCACATAGTGTTTAACTCTTTCCAGTATGCCGTGTTAAATGTTTTTGTCACGTTAATGCCCTCTCGTCGTTTACCCCCTACTGCCTTGAGACAGGCATACTTCACAACGCAGCTGTGCCAACGCGTTAAAAATCGTAGCTTGCAATAGTACGTTTTTCGATGCATCCATATTACATTGTGCTTTTTAAAGGTGTTGTGTACTCGTTTTATGTGGGCTGTTGTGCCGCTTCGACTTTCCATGCCATAGAAAAACAAAGTTTCGCAAAATATTTTCGTTTTTACCAAAGCATTTATTGCCCCTCTTATGCACACACCATCTCCATTTTGTTTAATAAGCGACACTGCGTCTTCGACCTGTCTTGGGTCGGTACATTCGAGGTTGCTTAGTAACTGCTTAACACACATCGAGAGCGCTTTGTCGCCCGGGGTGGACCGCACCAAAGCTGGCGGTAGCCACGCATGGTTAGAATCGTTGCCATTTTCGTCCAGGTGAAACCCATCCAACCCCCCGGCAAGAGCCATGTCCATGCCTACACTGTACCGACCTCGGTACACAGCATGCGAGTGTAAGATACTTGAAATTTTGGCACAGCACAAAAATGTTTGCTCGTTTCACAAGTGGTACCGAGGTCGGTACTACGAACCAATATCAGTACTTTGACCCGATGTCGGTACAAAATAATAAATAATTACTACACCACCACTATGTATGCTTTTCAAAAAAACGAACAATGCCAAAGGTACAAAGACTTAGACACTACGCAAATCGTTCAATCATGGACGTGGCCTCTCTTTTATACGACTACGCAAGCGACCAAAATTCGCTGCAAAGAATATACACCCGTGTGGTGACAATCGACGACGGTTTACGTATACGCATGAACAAAAATCATGTTCACCTTGGACACAAACCCGGAAAAACCAGCGTATTTGTAGTAAGTAATTCCCGACCATACAACATTAATGGAATGAACAGACTAAGACACCTACTACTTACAATCTTCAATCATTTTTCTGCTAAAGGGGATATGACTTCACACATACGTGTAGAGAATTTAGAATACAGCATTAAGGAAAGCATGAGACAAGAAGACTATAAACACCTACAAACACTTGGGTTTCAATGCATTGGTAACAAAATATGGACAAACAGAAATTCCATTTGCCTGACAATGGAGGCATTGGGATACTCACCAAACACAGATACCGATGTATTCAAAATGTTTGACCACCTACCTACAAACATTACAATGTGCGAAGCTCACCCCCTTCTAACGGCTTCCGAATGCATTGTAAAAGTTCAGACATACAACGAAAGGCTGTACCATACGCTATACTTTACACTGCTGTCAATGCAAAGCAAATACCAATGCGCGCTACCGTCAGGTAACGTAATCATCCAATACGCTACATTTGGAGTCGGAAGCCTAAGACGATTGCTTTCACGTATGAATACAAATTTCCGTGCCGAGTTCTTGCTGTCTGCTGTTAACACTAGTTGTTGGTGAAGAACTGTCTACATCGTGTACGCTTTTGGGGGTGTTTTCGCCAGTACTAGAATTTGACAGTGGCAATTTTGTATTTAATGTTGGTATCCAGCTGTAACTAACAGTCTTTCTTTCAATAGAAGTTTTGTGTATGATATCAGGTACACATTTAGGGTTCATCTTAGTCATTTTTAATAAAACTTCTGGTTTTAATTTTATGCTTTCGCGCCAGTTTTTCCTCATAATATACACGTCGCCGCGCTTGTTTGTACTCCAACTTCCATACTTATTAGATACACAACATATAGCATGACGCGGCATAGACTCTTTTGTTACAACACATATTTTATTTTTGTTTTGTTTACAAATAGACTTATAATGGATATAGTACGTTCATTTCTATCAGATACAAAAGTTATTGCTTTTAAAAAAATCAATAATTTTGATTTTAAGATTACAAAAAATGACCTTGAATTTGATCCCTTTTATAGATTTACAAACGAATACATGAAAACAATTAGAGACACAACTGATGGATTACAAGCACTCATCACCACACCTAAGTGTATATTTGCACAATTTCAGGTAGAAAATAAAACACACATCTTAACCATGAAATCTGGTAAAATTTTACACGTGTTTGTTGGCAAAGAGGACATACGGAACAAAGAGGTTTTGTATTTTTTATTTTCTGATGCGTTTAAAAGACTTAACATTCAAATACCGGTAACATCTATCAATACGCTACACGTAGAAGTTACTGATCTTTCTTCTAATGAATGTTTGTCGCTTTCAACAATGATGGCGATTGGTCGTCTGACCGGAAAGACCTCAGAGCATCTTCGTAAGCGCATAGCAAAGTTTGATGACGTTCAAGAGGCAATACGGTGTTATATCGCCGACCCTCGTAAATTTTTTTCAGGAAGAATTTCACGCAAAAAAAAACAATGATCAGAAAAACAACACACACCCAAGCTTCGACATCTCTGTTAACTAACTCCATGCACGTGGACATATTTCGCTGCCAAAACTCTTGGGGTATTCCGGTTATACGGGAGCACACGTTGCTTATAGGCTCGCCACCCAACCCACCCACGCGAAACCCAAATATGTCAGCATATGGCAATGTAGTGTATGCAGTGTGCATAAAATCGATAGTGTGTTTTTGAAAAAATAAATACAGGTTGTTCATGTGTCTGATGACACACATAAAGATTACGCTTGTTTAAACAACAAACGCATAAAATAATTAGTTGTCCATGGTGTGTTCTGCTTCAAGCACAAATGTCATGACTGTGCCTCTTGGGTCGACCAAGTTTCCATTACTGTCCAAAACTTCCATCTGAAATTTCTTTTTAGAAGCTGACAAGTATCCAGAATGTGTGTACACAGAACTTACAAAATCGGTGCACATGCTCCCGGGAGCCGATAGTGGTATTTTGGCAATAATGCCGGGTATGTCAACATCCACTGTCACACATTTTGTTTCAATTATCGATTCTGTAACACCACTGCGTTCACGCAACACAGTTGAGGTCACGTACTTCTTTTCAGACTGAGCTACGTCAAAATTGCAGTCCATTCCCTTTATTCTTAGAAATACCGCGTCCATTGGAGAATCACACACAGTTTCACAAGCGCCATATTGAACACGCTCATTGCGCATGTGGAAGTTGGGCGAGTAAAACTCTTGTGGGTTGTGTGGAGCAAATGTGGCGAGTAAGACAACCGCATGGACAGTCGTCGACAGGCTAAATGCGGTAGTGTACTGCGCGCCGGTGACAAAGCTAGAAGCACGCAACTCTCCGGGTTCATTATATAAATTTGTAAATGTATCCGATTGTGTGTCTAATGCCACAAGAGCAAAAGTAGAGGGGGTGGCAAATGTTTCAATTTCGGCTACACCACTTACATTGGTAGTAGTGTTTACAGACAAATTTAAAACAGGTGCCGGTTTGTCTGTTGTAAACTCACTGTCTAGATTGCGTGTGTCTGGAACAGTGTTGTTTCCAGTCACTAATGGATTTCCTTCAGAGTTTCCGGAGTTCCCCTCAAAAAAATCGGTGGGCGAGCTGGTATTGTAGCTGTACATGCCACTTAAATACGTATTAAGAACCGATGGTACAATTTGATAATAATCATTTCCCAAAGCATTGGATGTTGTCCGGACTTTTGCTGTGTACATGGTCGTTCCATTTATATTCATGCCATTGTGTGGGAATCCAAGTGTTGGCCAAATACTCCCATACATGTTTTTTGCAGTGGAGTTGTTCAAAAAATGCGAATAAAGTAAGTCAAGTCCGGGTATTATCAGAGACGTTCGGTACAATTTGTTTATTATACGCAATTTTGCGCTTTCTTGGTCAAACTCTAAATAAATCATTTTTTTTAAACTGGTCAAGGCTGCTCTGTTTGTTATTCCATTATAGTCGCTTGCATTTCGAATATCATTTTCAAATGTTAAATTTGTTGTGTTGTCTTGACTTAGATTGACGTTGTTATTGTCCAGTGCGTCGTCGATACCATCGTTTATAGTCGCCACAAGATCGTCGATGGTATAGTCACGCAGTGGTAGCCGCAACGCAATTTTGGTAACCTTTGCATTGCTTAGAATATCGTCGCTGTTCGCACTATCTGTGTAGTCTGTTGTCAAAGATGATGAAAATATCATAGGTACTATACAGTTTCCGGGCTGTACGCGTATAAATGGATTGACCATTTTTACTTGAACGATTTTGAGAGTCCTAATCTTTTTAGTCTTGCTGCCAAAATTTAAATCAAAGCTAGCCTTTCTGCTTTTAAACGTAAAAAAGCTTTTTTCCATGAGCTGTGTCATTTAATATACAACAAGAAAAATAAGTATGAGTAGTACAACACTTTTGTCTTGCGATTGTATTTTATTAATTGAACTGGTCCGTCCAAACGACAAAGAAAAATAAAATGTTAGCTATACTAAAATAACATGAATCCATACGTTATGGGTTTGCTACTTACCATTGGCATAGTTGGCATGTACTTCTTGCTTGCGTTTCTATTTAAGATGAAGCCCTTCGCCGAGCAACGATTCGTCGAAAGGGAAATATAAATGTTTATATATGCCTAAAAAAAACAACTTTATAATTTAATTATCGTAAATATAACGATGAGTTATCATAAAACCTGCGAAATGTCACTTGACCTTTGCAAACGCGCTTTTAAACCAGACAAACGTGAGCGAAGACACTGCGCAATTACGGCCGGTAATGTTTCAAAACTATTAAATGTGCACCCCTACACGTCTTGCCACAAGCTGCTATGGGTAAAGCTTGAAACCGGTAATGCCTCTCCAAAAAACACCAACCAAAAAAGAGGTATTGAATTAGAAGACGAAGCCTTAAAAATGTATGCAAAAGCTACGAATAGAACGATTGTTTTAAAAGATTCATTTATTAGGCACGAAAAATACAGCTATTTAATTGCCCAGGTCGACGCGGTTACCGCGTGCGGGCACGTAGTCGAAATAAAATGCCCACAAAAAGTTCGAAACTACATACCAGAGCACCACAAAATACAAATGCAGGTGACAATGGAGGTATGTGGAATTGAACAAATGTGTTACGTGCAGTATGTTAGAGGGCACGCATTAAATGTAAAAATCGTAAGTAGAGAACGAGATTCGTTTGCAAGCATGTTGTGCCAGATACGCGAATTTGCTGCGCTTTTGTTTGGCTTGGTAAAAAAAAAACACGCTAACAAAGAGCTCGAGGGTGTGTTCACGGATACACAAGAGCTACCCGGATCTTACATGTGTCCATGTGCTATAAAAAATGTTATTAAATAGTAAATGAACGCTAAAAAGATTTTGTTTATAATATTATGTTTGGCTAGTCTTATTGGTGTTGTAATATATATTATACTAAAAATGTCAAATAGCAATAAAAAAAAAGAAAACAATGAAAACATTTTAAAAAGAACAGCTAAGTACAGCTCCCTAAAATCAAAATTCAAAGAAAAAAGACCACTGTCAGATAAAGAAATTACTGATTACCAGAATAAAAAATCAAACGAAGTTTTGAAAATTGCAAGCAAAGAAAACAATACCTGGAAGCAAACTAAGAACCAAAGTGCTAGCAATGTACAATTTTTAGGGGTAGGAGGTGGGTTCTCTAATACTCTGTTTTAGGTATGTTTATTTATAAAATATAATTTTGTCTTATACAATAAATGTCTAATGTGCAAAAAGCCATGCAGTGGCTAAAAAGAACAAAAAAAAAATCGTATGAGATTGACGAGGTCACAGGCGAATTTACATGCGTTTTACAAGCAAAGGACAAATTTAAGCTAAGCAAAGACGAAATAGAAGACTTGGCAATGGACATACAAATGGAGGCGTTCGACTCGGTGAGACCATGCCCAGTTGACGGGCTACCCGGGATACCCATAGTTTCTAAATTGCTATTTTCGTCTGTGCACTATCGCAAGCTGTTAGAAAACGCACAAAATTGTGATTTAGAATACCAAATTGATCACGATAAAAAATTTAACAAAGTGTCATGCAATGCCGCAATAAAGCGCTTAGAAAACGAATTAAATAAAATTAATTGTACTTACTAATAAATGGTAAACATAACAAATAGGTGGGCATCGTGTACATTTATTGTTTTATTTGTGTGTTTTACTTTTGATATACTTGACATGATTATAAATGCACAAAGCCTTATGTACTACAACGTGTCTAGCAATATGCCTACAAATAACGCTAAAGTTAAACAAGTTGTAGCTTTATTTAAAAAACAAATAACACAAGTTAACAATTTAAAAAATTGGAGTGAAGTAGTAACTTTACAAGATTTCTACGATGCTGTTGTCGGTGACGAAATTGACAAAACAATAAAATTAAATAGCACAGCTAATAAAATAGATGAAGCAATTACAAAAGCTAGAAAGAAATTGATAATTCATTTTCCAGAAACAGAAGAAGAAAGAGTAAGTATAAAACTAAATTCAGTGGTAGCTGCAAAAACAAGATTCGACAATGAGCCAGATTTCTGCCTTGGAGATAATGACTGGTGGGTAAGCAAGAAGAACGTTACAGAGATAAGTAGATTTGGTTCTGTGGACTTGCGCGACCACATAAAGCACATGGTAATTTTTATGTTTTTTTGTATGATTGTTGCTTGTGTTAATCTTGTTTACTTCTGGATCTCAGGAGCAGTAACACCGATTGTGCTATTTACTTTTTGATCTTTAAATTCTGGTTTATTTTTTACAATGGTTCTAGGGACGCGTAAAAATATTTGCTGTTCATTTTCGTTGGCGCACAAATAAATAAATTTCTCAAAACTTTGTTCTTCGATAGAATTTAAAAAATTTGTAACCTCTGATTCTGGTGCATGCTTGTTGTAGTAATCTTTGGGTACGTAATTTATCTTTACGTTATCTTTTTTTTGGTCATTAAAATGTATTTGCAATAGTCCTGGTCCAAGTGCTTTGAACTCCTTGTCGATAATAGCATTCACCTTAGTGATGTGCATATTTAAAACCTTTGTTAGCTTAGGAAATTTTGTGTGTAAATCGTTTTTATTAGTGTTTGTAGGAGTATTTAATTTGTTTGATTTTTCAATTGCAGCGACCTCGCGCTTAAGCTCGGGTTTTTTGTAAGACTGCATTGTATATATCATATAGGTTCGAATTATATTTATCGCAATTAAACATTTAAAATAAAATTATTTTATTTATGTAAAGTAAATAACAGATACAATGAGCCAAAAGTATAAACTTAATTCTTTTACGGGTTTAAAGCCAAGCGAAAAAATTTCTTTTTTAAATACTTATAAAAATATCCTTCAAAATAGTAAAATTTTTTACGCGTTAAGAAGAATGTATTTAACTAAAAATAAGGATATAGAAAAATCAATAATCGAGTATATATCTGAAAATGCACTTAATTTTAGAAATGATTTAAATACAAAAAAAATAATAAAAAATAAAAAAAGTCAAGGTACCAAGTTATTAAATTTGTTTATTGATCAAATTATTATTAGAATAAATAATAATCGTGGGTATGAGAAGTATTCAGCTTTTTTTGGAAGATTTTCAGATACTATTAAAGATGTAAAAACTAAGAATACTATTAAAGATTTTACTAATAATATAGGTAATTTTGGTGATAATGTAAACGATAATACATTAGTGAATGCTTTAAATGCAATAGAAAATGTGCAAATTATTTCAAAGCCTAATAGTGTAAATGTAGAAGAGAAAACAGGAGAACAAGAAGAGAAAACAGGAGAACAAGAAGAGAAAACAGGAGAACAAGAAGAGAAAACAGGAGAAGAGAAAACAGGAGAACAAGAAGAGAAAACAGGAGAAGAGAAAACAGGAGAACAGAACCTAGAAGAACAGGGAGAGAATACAGGAGAACAGGACCCAGAAGAACTGGATACAGGAGAACTGGATACAGGAGAACAAGGAGCAAGCCGCACAGCCAAACTTCTGAAATACGCAACTATAAAAAACTTTAAAATCCTTCTCCTGCTAGTAATTGCAATAGCTATAGTTCTTATTTTTATACTTCTCTTAAAAAACCCAGTATGTACAGAATCCCGGTTTACAAAGAATAAAACAACAATAGACGCTGTTCTGATGAGGTCGCTAAGAGCAAAGTTTATTGTGGCGTAGACCAGTTGTTGCTTATTTACGCCTTTTTGATGCGCGCAGCGATACCTGTGCGTCACACAAATCGTTTTGCCGCATAGCCCGTTTAAGCTCACCCAGCGTATATTTTCTGCTCCCAGAAGTCAGAGATGCAAGGTGTGGTATCATGCCTCTTGTAGCAAGGCGGCTTCCACTCTTTTTTGACATACTTGCATAGCTATAACAACGACCTTTTAGGCACACCCCATTGCCTGTCTTTATAAACGCATCCGAATTATACTTCATTTTGTTTTTTTGTGCTGCTTTTTTCATTTGCTTTTGTAAATCGTCCATCCTTTTCTTGGCGGCTATGCGCTTTTTGTTGTGCGAGGCCTTTTTTGAGGGACTCCCCGTCCGACTATCGCCAACGCTTTTCATCCATGCACGCCGGGCCTCCTTAAAACGTTTGGAAATAGCATTGTATTTTTTCTCGTCCGCTTTTGAAGACCACGCGCTAATTCGCGAATCTCGAGTTACTAAGCTACGATAACTGTCCAATTTACCAACACATTTCTTACAGCGATATATTTTGTTTTTGTATTTGCATGGATTCTGATTCATTGGTGTCCGTTTAGGGGTGCGAGACTTAGTTGCCTTTTTTTGAGCGAGGCGAGGCACGCGTGTGCTGCCCGATGGGTATAGTTTGAGGTTAAGACCCTTAGCAGCATACAGCACGTCGCCGCGAGACAAGGTTTTAGCATTTCTGCTTTCTGTCACAATTATAGAAGACTTTAAGACATTACACAAAAAATAATGAGACATTGTGTGAATTTTGAGGTACACGTTTCGCCCGATTCGTTCAACTCCTGCACGCAACAACATATTTTTAAACGACCCTTCGGTAAACATGCGAATCTTGCCTTTACCACCCCTGAGCTCATTTATTTTGGGAGCACTGGGACACAAGCTATCTGGACAAGATGGCTGCACCCCGGCACACAAACGACGATCGCACACCATCTTATACATGCTTGCGACATCTGGTGCAGTCAGTGTTTTTTTAGGCTTGCCTTTCTTTATCGTCTGTGCTCGCTTTGTGACGCCTCGCGTCAGGGTGATTACGTACGCAGCCATGGCCTTTGATATTATTTCGTGTTGCACAATCTCACGCAGCGACAATAGAGCTCCAGCCTGAACACGAAAAACACGCTTGTTTTCTTTTGTGCCTAAGTGAGTGGATATCTTTTTCATTAAATGGCGAACGTACAGCGAAAATGCGTAAGGTCGTATAAGATTGTTAAATGACTTTTGATATTCTTTAATTTTATTTTTTCGACCTTTATTCATGCCTTTGCTTAAATAATTATTTTTTATAATCAATACGTTTTAGTTCCCTTTCGAATTACCCAGATGAATTGTAGTAAGTTTCATCTTTATTTGCTCTATCTATTTCCTCATCAGTTGCAAATGATTTTGGATAGCCCCCCATGTATGCGTCACAAGAAGGAAACAGTACCCCCTTTGTATCGTAAGTTCTTTTCCTTTTATTTTGATCCTCCATGTCAACGGATAGTACTAAATTTTCATCATTGTGAAACCCTAAATTGTATCTGTAATTTTGGGCACCCATATTTTTAAGAGCTTTTCGCTGAAGTCCATATATTTTTAATCTATCAAAAGAGGAATAGTCTTTGGCGGTGCCATCAGGTAAAATGTCTGTTTGTTCTTGTCCCCGGTGCATGTAGGTGTTTTTACACGTATCATCTTCAAGCTTGCCAAGTCCCATATCAAAAGTAGAATACCACCCAGGAGGACATTTTGTTTTTTTACAAGACTCATCTCTGTCAAGACTTTTTTTGAATTCTTCATGCAAACTCTTACTTATTTCTTTAAAACTCTCTTTTTCTCCCACTTTTCCAAATACATCCATTTCTGGCATTTTTATGCTAAAACTGTTTCCTTCTGGTTTTGTTGTGTTTAAATTATCTTTATTTATTGGAATGTGACAAGCGTAACTATCAATAACCTTGTTTCCATCTTGTTCCTTATATTTTACACTAAATATGTTCTCCTTTTTAACGCGACTTGTATCATATCGATTTTTTTTATTTAGGTCATGACAATGTTTTAAAGCTTGTTTTGCAGTTAGCGTTTGTGACAAGAAATGATTATATCTTTTTCTAGGTGCAAAACCAGATGCATTTATATTATAATTTAATGTTACCCAACCATCACTTTCATACTTATCTTGTTCATCTTTTAGCAACTGTTTTTGTTTTGCTATTTCTTCTGTTTTTTGTTCTATTGATTGATTCTTTTCTCTATCAGATCTAACAGATTGTTCTTTTAAGGCATTAAATTTATCATTTTGGTCTTTCATGGCTTGAGAATTTGCAGTATTTATAGCATCAATTTGGGTCTGGCATATATCCTTTTCCGTTTGTATTTGTTGGTTGGCCATATTTTCTACACTACTGTCAAACTGATCTTTGTAATATTGTTTTAAATTGTCGACTTCGACTTGCTTTGCTAATATCAAATCGTTCTCTTTAGCATCATAAGCATCTTGAAGTTTTTTTTTTAAAGCCTCTACCCCAGAATCAGTTTTTAATTGATTGTTTTCCTCTATTTCATCCTGTAATTTAGTTTGTAAATCATCACTTATACTCTGACTGCTAGCTAGTTGTGATTTATATTGTTTTATCATTGCCTCATTCTTTTTGACTTTTTCTTTATTTGAAGTAATGTTATTTTTGTCCATTAAGTACATAAATAAACAAGATAGAATTATTGTAATTACTATAGCAGAAACCATAATTGTAATACTTACCTGCATTTTAATTATATTAAAACATTTTTTTTAATTTATATTATTTTTGGACAACAAAATAAAAAGTACTAATTTATATATTTAAATGTTTTTAGATGTAAAGAAATGAACTTGCAAATATATATCGGACTTGGAAGTACTATGTTATATCTAAGTGTGCACATTATAGCATACGTACAGGCAATGCAAAAAGAGAAAATATCAAAAGAGGAAATGACAGTCTCTCAATCGTTAACGTTTGTAAACAAATATGTATATATTTTTTTACTACTACTGGCCTCTGTCTTACACGTGGTAGTCATACTATTTAAGAAACAAACACGTATGAATATATTAACATGGATTAGAGCAGTTACTGTAGTGCTTATTTCTATTTCTATGTGTAGCTTGTTATATGTCACGCCATACTCCAATGTAGTAGCGCACAATTTTATAGCCGCTACAGTTTTCCTTAGTGCTTTAATTTGCCAAGCTCTTACAGTGTATCAATTTAAAAACATTACAAATAAACAGTCGAAAAAAAAACTTATGTTTATGTTTGTGTGCGCTTGTGCTGTTACGTTGGTAATCATAGCAACCAAAGCTTATCCAATCGCAACGAACCACCCCGAATCAACTAATGAACATTTTGCATTTGGCATTGAGGAAAACATAGGTATGTTTTTAATTGCCATTACACCGAGCGTACTAGCTACGACAAAATACAAATAGACTATTTACATGTACTTGGCTTCCTTAAACATGGCCCTAAAATTCTTGCCTTTGCTTACGCATCTTCCCCGAACACCTCTTTTAAGACCAGACTTACGGTGCTTGCCCTTGCCAACATGACAACTATGCGGTTTCTTTGGGGTAGTTGTGTGGTAGTGTGACCCGTGCTTGGCGTGTCTGAACATACTCTTAAATACCTTGCCGCGTGTGTAACATTTTGACGAGCCCCGCTTCTTTAAACCAGACTTCTTTGATTTTGTTGAACAGCTTACAATGTTAGTCATTTACCTTACAATAACAAAATATTATTTTAGTGCATATGTGCCCTAAAATTAGGTTGAAAAAAGGATAAAATGTTTAATACTAGTAAAAATGAAACTATTTTTAAAAAAACACAAATTACTAATAAAATTTGTTTTTATTGGGGTTTTATTTATTATTTTTGTTATATACCTTATTATGTTATACAAAAAATTCAAAAATTCAGGAAGAGGGTACCTAAAGGAGATTTCTAGTGATTACTACGTTGGTTACACAGAAGTCAAACCAGGAGACAATTTGAACGAAACATATGCTGTTGCCAGCCCCGTTAAAAACTGTCTTGTCAATTACGACGGTAAATTTATAGCTTATGCCGGAAAGGAAGTCAAAAATAAGAGTGATGAAACAATTATAGATTATTGGTATTACCTGTCATACACTGATTTAGGAGATTCTTTTAGTAACGACATAAGTGGCACCATGAAATATGCTATATGGACAAAAGATAAAGAAAAGGCTGTAAAAATAAAAATAAAAAACGGAGCTGTTACATGCGAAATAGAAGGTAACATTTTATTTTTGTCACGTACGTCTTTTAACGTAAATCCAAAAACAATGAAAGATAAAAATTGGCTCGTGTGGTCTTCGCCAAAAGACAAAAGTTGGAAATTTGTATATTAATTTACAACTATATAAAATCGCTCATAAAATCGCTCGTATTTAAGTTATTTGCAAATAAATCTTTTAGATTAGAATACCTTTGATTCATCGAATATTTATCTATTTGTCTTGAAATTTTTACACCTGGCAATAAACTTATTATTACTGCCCCAATTGTTACAGTAACAAAACTCCAATAAATTACCCAATAATGGTATGTCGGTTTGTACACACTTCCAGATTTAGAAATACTACCAAAACGCCTTAAAATGGACATATACACAGCATTGCTTGACTCGTATTTGCGATTTTTACATACAATCGGAGGTTTCAAGAAGGATGCAACTAGCAAATATACACAGCTCATGAAAGAAATTATAATAAGTGTAAATTTTGTTCGATTATAAAAGTCGTATACCATTTACTTATGTATTTTAAAAAAAATGTTTTACATAATAAATATGAAAAAAAAGACTAAAATTGCTATTGCTATTGGCACAATTGTAGTCGTAGTTGCTGTAGTTGTCGGAATTATTTCAATTAAAAAAAACAAGTCTAAATGTAAACTACAAGACGTTGATCTTACCGTAAAAGATTACGATATGGGAGATCAAGGGAGTCAATACACTGGGTATTACAAAATGGGCGACTGTGGCGAGAAAAAACATTATTGTCGTTATACACACCATAAGCTAACAGACATAAATGCCCCAGACCTTGACCCGACGACACTTAGTGCTGCTAAGTCTAAAGATAACAAATATAACAAATTGATAACAGTAGGTACTGGATTTGATCAAAATAAAGATCAATTTGCTTATTGGACCTGTACTCAAAAGAAGGACGGCGTGCAAACAGAAATTGACCAATTCCCAGATGGATTCAAAGGAACCCGAGTAGCTCAAGTCAGCTAAAAAAACTACTTATAAGTCCGATGGTGCGCCCCTGGCCCTGACTAGTGCTGGAAGCATCCTCGCTTGCGCCGTGCTCCTGAATCACGCCACGCACAATCGCGTGCGCATCGCCCTTGTAAAACCAGACGTACACTGCTTTCCCGTTGTCGGCGAAACGCACTCCGTCCTGTTTGTATTGCATCACCGAGTTGCGATCCTTTTCGTCTGGAAAGGCCTCGCGCACAGCTTTTGCGGCTTTCCGGCCAACTAGGCCCGCATGACCCCTTTTAACTTTGACGTTTTCAAGGAAAATCAGATCCGAGAGACTTTTCCACTTTGATGTAATCGGCTCGGGCTGACTGCTTTCGATGGTCAGTCTTTGAGTGGGTGGTAGCATGGCATCGTAGCTCATAATCACATTTACGCGCATAGATTCCAGGTGCTGCTTAAGAGGAACATTCGTTTCACCACACTCAGAAAGTAGCCTTGCGAGGTAACTTGACTGGCGATCGACGCGGTCCATTTCTCCCTGCTCGCGCTCCCTTTGAATTTTACTCTTAATTTTGAACTGTTCGTGATCGAGCAAAATAATTTCATTTTCTTCAAGAATTTTCTGTTTCTTTTCCAGGTGTGACTGGGATGGACGAACGCGAACCACCACGTCCTGGTCGCCAACACGATGCGCCATCACGGTGTCGGTGTTGTTAGCCTCGTTGTAGTTGCGCACGGTTTCGG